TTCGCGCCCGGCTTTTGCGTATAATTCGGAAATCGAGACTTGCGCCCTCAATGGGAGCATAGTCGGAGAGGAGGACAAACTATGGAGTATATCGTTTATCGGCGATTCAAGGCCGATGGCATCGACGGATCATTTAATCTCCGATACGGTACGCTTGTCACGGAGAGAAACGGCTTTCTCTTTGCCGCAGACGGGCGAAAGATTTGCGCCGCAACGTCTGAAAACGGATGGGAACATTTCAGGCCGAACACGCCGGAGGGTGCGTATCGTCAAGAAGTGTTGGCAGCACTGTGCCAGTGGTATTGTAAAAACGACTGCGGCGATGATTTTGCTGATGAGAAATGGCCAGATGCAGAAAACGGTTACTGGAAGAACAGACTGAGAACAGCCAGCACGGAACGGCTGGAGAAAATCTATTTTGAAAAATTCGGGGTGATACCATGTATGCAGTGAGCAAAGAGGGCGTCTTTGTTGGTTACGCTGATAGCGTCGTCAACATCCGCCTACACAAAAACGGTAGCTATGTGCCATGCGCAGATGATGAAGCCGATGGGTTCTGCGCGAAGATGGCAGTGCCAATGAAGGATGAAGATGGAAACGAGTATCACAGCTTGTCAGATACGGTATTTTGCCTTGCGGGGCATGAGCTAAGAGGCACAGAGCCTGTGGGCAGCTACGAAGAAATGGGCGCGGCAATACCACTGACGGAGGCGGAGAGCGCCGTCGGCGCGGTGGTCGCCCTCACGGGCGAGGTCGTGACCATGGCGCGCGCCGCAGAGCTGCGACCGATGATTGAGGCGGCGGCAATGAGCCTGCCGGACAGCGACGCAGCAAAGGCCGTTGAGCTGTTCCCGCTCTGGGCGGATCACATCGGCGAGACCGTCAAGCCCGGCGACCGCCGCAGCGATACGGACGAAAGCGGCGTGCTGCACGTCTACCGCGTCAACAAAGGTCAGGGCCACACCACGCAAGAGAACTGGCCGCCGCACTCCACCCCTGCCATGTGGACAATCATCAACGTCGACCACGCGGGTACCCAAGATGACCCGATTCCGGCCGCTCGCGGCATGGAGTACGAGTATGGTCTTTATTACAAAGACCCCGAGGACACTAAGTTGTACCTGTGCGAGCGTATGGGCGAGGCCGCGGGCGGGAAGATCACGCTGCAATACCTGCCGCACGAGCTGGTGGGCAGCTACTTCAAGGCGGTGAGCGCATGAGACTGCTGAAAGCGATCCGCGACGCAGACGCGCTGCGCCCGAACAAGATGAGCACGCCGCGCAAGGCGGAGATGCTCATGGAGCTGGAAGCCCGCTTTGCCGAGATGATGGGGGTAGACGCCCCCACCCTCTTGGTGAACACCGAGGACGACACGGCGAGTGTGGAGGACTTCGAGCTGCTGATGCCGGACGGGCACTGCGAATGCTATGCCCTGTATCTGGCGGCAGCGCTTGACGCTTACAATCAAGACAGTACCCTCTACGCCAACGACTACGCGCTTGCGAACCGGGCAGTTGAGAACGCCATGGCATGGTGGAGAAGAAACAATCGGAAAGCGAGCCTCGGCAACTGGAAGGTGTGATGACGAGTGCCGACGACATTTCAGCTGGTGGAGACCACCTTCCCAAATGGGGAAGGGAAGAACACACAGGAGCAGATCGAGGGGATCTATGACTACCTCTTCGTGCTGCTGGAACAACTGCGCTACACGCTTTTCAATCTGGACGACAGCAACGTCAATCCCAATGCGATGAGCGACTTTATCAAAAATATCCGCGAACCGATCTACGCCAAGATCGAGGACACGAACAAAAACGTGAACGAGCTGAGCATCACGGCAAAGGGACTGGCAGCGCGCATCGGCGACGCAGAGGGCGACATCACACAGCTCAGCGCGCGGGCAGACGGGCTCGCGGCCGAGATCAAAAACGCCAAGGGCGACATTACCCAGCTCGGCGCGAGAGCAGACGGCCTTGCCGCGCGGATCAGCAGCGCCGAGGGGAACATCACGCAGCTGGGCGCGACGGCGGACGGCCTGAGCGCGCGCATCAGCAGCAACGAGGGCAGCATCACGAACCTGACGGCGGACGTAAACGGCATTCGCACGCAGGTAAGCGGGAAAATCAACAGCTCGGAGGCGCAGACGCTCATCGACCAGAGCCTTAACGGGATCACGCTCTCGGCGTCCAGCGATACGGACGGGACGATCTTCAAGCTCATGTACGACGGCGCGGTGCTGGCGAGCACCGGCTCGGTCGACCTCTACGTAGATGCCGTCAATGTGTACGGTACGCTGACGGCGGAACGCCTGCAAGGCGGTTCGATCCGCATTCTGGACGACGACGGGAACAGATGCGGAACCATCTATTCAACCTACGCAAGCTCGGCAGACACGAAGATCGAGATCGACTCGGACGCGATCGAGCTCGGTGGCGACGACGGCAGTGTGTTCATTGGCTCTCGATGGGATCGGAGCACAAAGGCGTACTACGCTTCCATCGAGGTGGACGGATACTCGCAGGAGGTGCAGATCAAGGGCGACGTCATTCCGAACGCGGACGCGACCTACAGCCTCGGCAGCCGGAATTTCGTGTGGGACGCGATCTATTGCAGCACGGACACGCTGAACGGCTCGGATCGGAACATCAAGAACAGCATCGAGGCGCTGCCGGAGAAGTACGTGAGCATGTTTGAGCGCATCGAGCCGAAGCGCTACAAGCTCAACAGCGGCACGAGCGGGCGCTTCCACACGGGATTCATCGCGCAGGAGGTAGAAGCGGCGATGCAGGAATGCGGCATTGACTCGCAGGAATTCGCAGGCTGGGCGAGGGCACAGCGCGAGGACGGCAGCGAAACGTATTTCCTGCGGTACAGCGAATTTATCCCGATCCTGTGGGCGAAGGTACGCGAGCAGGAGAAGCGGCTAAAACGATTGGAGGGGACGACATGAATGAGAAGATCAAGCAGGAAGCGACGCATGCGATGCAGCTCATCAGCATGCTGAACGTGAACGGTGAGGCGGTGGACGTGGTGGCGGCGGCGCGGCAGGCACTTCGCAACATCGTGACGATCTGCGACGCGACGGAAAGCGAGGGCGAAAATGAAACTGCCTGAGATCGCAGCCTACGCCAACCGGCGCATGCAGCAGGAAAAATTCGGCGGCATCAACCACACGTTCGGCGCGGCAGGCGGCGAGCTGTACGACATGAGCAACCTGTCGGCGCGGTTTTTCCCGCTGCTCGCGCCGCGCGCGAGACGCTACACCGTGCGCTCCGGCATGGGCAAGGCAAACGGTATTTTCAGCGCAGGCAAGCTCTATGAGGTGTATGGGGCAAAGCTCTACATCGACGGCGTGCAGAAGGGCAGCGTCCAAGACAGCGAAAAAACCTTTTGCGCGCTCGGGGAGCGCGTGCTCATCTTCCCGGACAAGATCGTATGTGAAAAGGACGGGACGATCAAGCCGATGGAGGCAAGCTACAGCGCGGCTTGGCTTACCTTTGGGGACGGGACGTATGCAGACGAAAAGGCGGCGGCGAACAGCATTACGACGACCGGCGCGGCGTTCCCGTTCAATGTGGGCGACGCGGTGACGATCTCCGGCTGCACGAAGATGCCGTACAACAACCGCACGCCCGTTATTCGGGAGATCAGCGCGGACAAAAAGACACTGCGCTTTTATGAGAACACATTCCGCCTGCCGGACGGGCAGACGAGCATCACGGAAACGGGCACGGTGACGATCAAGCGGACGGTTCCTGACATGGATTTTGTCTGCACGAACGAAAACCGCGTATGGGGGTGCAAGGGTGACAGCATCTATGCAAGCAAACTCGGCGACCCCTACAACTGGAACGTTTTTGAGAATCTGGCCACAAGCTCGTTCAACGTGGAAAGCGGCACGGCGGGGGCATTCACGGCCTGCGTCAGCTATCTCGGTTACCCGTGCTTTTTCAAAGAGGACAAGATCTTCAAGATGTATGGCACGATTCCAACCAACTTCCAACTCATGTCAAGCGCGGTGCTCGGCGTGCAGAAAGGCAGCGCGAAGAGCCTTGCCATCGCAGGAGAAACGCTCTACTACCTCTCCAAAGTGGGCGTGATGGCGTACGGCGGCGGCATGCCGCGCTGCATTTCGCGCGTGCTGGGAGACGAGGTGCGATTCACACAGGGTGTGGGCGGCAGCGACGGGCTCAACTACTACGCAAGCCTCAAGGCCGGCGCAGGGGCGGTGCTCTACTGCTACAGCAGCGAAAACGGGACATGGCACAAGGAAGATGCGCTCCCCGTGGTGCAAATGGCCTACCACGGCGGTATCATGGCCTTAGTAGACGGCGGGTGCGTGCTGCTCGGAAGCCCCGCAGACATTCCCGCAGGGGCGACGCGCGAGGGCGCGGTTGCAAGCGTTGCCGAGTTTGCCGACTATGACGGCGGATCGTTCGACGCGAAGCACGTGCAGCGCGTGAGGGCGCGGCTGGAATGCGAGAAGGGCGCAACGGTCGTGTTTCTTGTCAAGTTCGACGGCGGCGCGTGGGAAGAGGTCGACCGCTGCGGGGCGCAGGAGAAAGACGTTTTCACGCTCAACTGCCCGATCCGCCGCTGCGATCACTTCAAGCTCAAGATCAAAGCAGAGGGAGAATACCGGCTCTATGCGCTCGAATACGAATATGTGACGGGCGGGAGAAAGTGAGGGGAAGCAATGGCAGATTTTAAGCATAAAAACACCGACCTGAGCCTGATTACCGATCAGAACGACCTCGATCTCATCAGGCAGTATACCGAAAACTACGACAGGGCGTACGCTGCGGGTGACAAGGCGGGGCAGCAGGCCGCGCACGACGCGGCAGAAAGGATCCGCTCGAAATACCAGTACAGCGGCGGCGTTGACGGCAGCGATTACATCAAGCTTGGCAGCGGCGAAACGCTGCGGCAGCCGAGTGCGCCGAAAGCCGACACGAGCTGGCTCGACAAGCTGGGCGAGAGCAGCTACCAGTACGATGCCGACGGCAAGATCAGCGCGGCGCTGGACGCGATGCTCAACCGCAAGCCGTTCTCTTACGACGCGGTGAGCGACCCGCTCTATCAGCAGTACCGCAAGCAGTATACGCGCGAGGCAGACCGCAGCGCAGAGGACGTGCTCGGCAAGGCGGCTGTGATGACCGGCGGCATGCCGTCCACGGCGGCGGTCACGGCAAGCCAGCAGGCGAGCGACTACCAGATGAGCCAGATGACGGACAAGATCCCCGAGCTGCAGCAGCTTGCTTACGGCATGTATATGGACGGCATCAATCTCGACCGGCAGAATCTCAACACGCTCATCGGTCTTGAGGACAACAATTACAGCCGCTGGCTCAGCAACCGGGACTATCTCTATCAGCTCGCGCGCGATCAGGTGGGCGATCAGCAGTACGCCGACAGCCTTGCCTATCAGAAGGAGCAGGACAAGCTCAAGTACGACTATCAGAAGGAACGAGACGCCATCGAGGACGCACGCTACGACGCGGAATGGCAGTATAAATTGCAGCAGGCCGCGCTGCAGGCGGCACAAAAAGCAAGCGGCGGCAGCGGCGGCAGAAGATCCGGCGGATCGAGAGGCTATTCCGGCGGCACGATGGACTATGAAGGCCTGTTTGCTGCGGCGCAGGCGAGCGGGAACCCCAAGAGCTGGCTTGCACAGAAGGCGAACTACCAGAAGTACGGCTTTACATCTTCGAGCGGGCTCTATTCCGACTATGAAAACTGGCTGGAAGGTCAGAACGGTGGAAGTTCAAGCGAAGGCTATAATTCGAGCAATTTTAATGCGGCTATGAGCAGCTTGCGCACGATGCTTGCGCAGGGGCGTACCGATTATGCTGTCGGAGGTATTGATTCCTTCTGGGATAAGCTGAGCGACGAGCAGAAGGCGCGCGTGCAGAAGATGCTGAACGAATACGGGCTGACTTACACGGAGGGCTGATATGGGAAAGCTGGTAGCACTGAACACCAATAACGAAGAGAAGAAATTAAAGACCGAGCAGCCAACTGCGACCATTGTTGCACAGGGGCAGCGCGGGAAATTGATGCAGACCGGGAACGCGAGCGCCCCGGTCTCTTCTCCACCTACAGTATATCGCACGAGCCCGGTGAAGACGAAGCCAGTGACGCAGCAGAATGTCGTGACGCCGAAGATGCCCGCGCAGGGCGGCACAAGCCCGATGTTCCGGCAGCAGACCGTTGTCACGCCCAAGTGGCAGAGCCCCATCATGCAGGGGCTCAGCAGCGGTGCTTTACAGCAGCAGAACGCAAAGCCTTACCAGAGCAAGGAAGCCCTTGAGCAGCATGTGAAGGACGTGAAGCCGCAGACGGTCACGCAGCGCGTCGGGAATGCGGCAAAGGGCGCAGTAAAGACCTACGGCTCGGGATTTGCCAACGCTGTGGGTATGAAGCAGGTAGGCGTTGGATTGCAGCAGCGCGAGGAAGCCGAGAAAGAAATTGCGCTGTGGGATCAGGACATCAAGGCGCAGCGCGACGTGCTGGCAGACCCGAGCAGCACGGCGTCTGAGCGCGACACGGCGCGCAACGTCATCACGGCGCTGGAAGCAAAAAAAGCCGCATACCTGCAGGCATACGGCGAGGGCGGCGAGGTGGAGCGCACGGCGGGCAACATCTACAAGGCCGCCGACCGGCTCGCCGACAGCGGCGCAAAGGAGATCAGCAAGGCAAAGCGCGATCTTGGCGGCGCGGGGCGGCTTGCAGTCGACGTCGGCGTTGCGGGCGCGCAGATGGGCATGGACGCGGCTCTTGGCCTTCTGACGGGTGGCAGCGCACTCCCTGCGATGTTTGTCCGCAGCACGGGCGGAAGCGCGCAGGAAGCACGCAGACAGGGCGCGACGCACGAGCAGCAGGTCAACTACGGCTTCGCCAGCGGCGCGCTGAGCGTGGCGACCGAAAAGATCGGCAACGCGGCTGGCCCGTTCCGCAAAATGTTTGGCAAGGGCTTCCTTGATGATGTCATTGAACGCACGATGGGCAACCTTACGAAAAGCGCTGCGGGCAAGCTCGTGCTCTCGTTCCTTGAAGAGGGCGGCGAGGAAGTGCTTGAGGATCTTGTTCAGCCTGCGCTGCAAATGATCTACAACGGCAAGACGCTTGGCGGGAGCTACAGCGAGCTGGAAGCGGCGGAAGTGCTGAATGACTTCCTTGTCGGCGGCATTCTCGGCGGGCTTGGCGGCGGTGTAGAAGCGCTCACAAACCGCGGCTATTACGACAGCCGCACGGAGCTGCCGCAGGGGCCGCGCAGCAGCGATGCAGATGTTGTGAACGGCATTTCCGACCGGCTGTTTGCCCGCTACAACGATATGATCGGCGAGAACGGGCGCAAAGCGATTCGCGGCTCGTACAAGGAGGGCAAGGACACGGCGGAGCACGTGAAGGACTTTATCCCTGCCTACAATGCGGGCGTGGAGGGCAAGGCGAACCCCAACCCGACGAATGAGACGGCCTATGCAGGCTATGTCGCAGGGCAGAACGACGCGAAGAAAGCGGCAGGAACGGGCGAGCACATTGACAGCCGCACAAAGGAAAACGTATCGGGCAGAAACGTGAACGCTTTCCAGTTCGACCACCCAGAGCTGCACAGTTATTACAGCGCGGCGGCAGAGCAGATCGCCGGTATCGCAGATATAAGCCTTTCGCGCGGGCAGCAGAAGGGCGCGCGGCAGCGGACGGCAAACGGATACCAGAGAAACAATCAGATATTCGAGACACCTGCCATGCGCAAGGCGATGGACGAGGGCCTGACGCGCACGCAAATCATTGATGCAGCGCAGCGCATCATCAACGATAATGGGCAGGAGAACGTCAAAGCGGCGAAAACACTCGAGATCGTGCTTGACGACATGCTAACGAATGGGTACACTGCTGCTGATGGAACGGCGGTCGCCCCAAACACGGATTATATTGCAGCAAAGCAGCAGATCGCAGGCGCAGAGTCGCAGGCGACCGGATTTGACAAGTATGTAACTGACAACCGCCTTGCCCTCGAGACAGGAGAGGTAACAATGGACGAGCTGCGCGCAGAATACGCGCAGCAGGAAGGAGCCGAACATGGAGAAGAAGTACATTTACGCGACGGCAGCGAACGGGATAACGGTGCGAATCCCCGCGGAGAAGTACGAGGCGTGGAAGAAAGCACAGGACGAGATCAGAGCCGGAAGAAAGGGAGACACTTCGCAGACAGCGAAGCAGCTGCGCTCGATTATGGAGAAAAAGTAAGCACTGCGAGCTTCGGCATCGGCAGAGGCGCGGTCAATGACAGCGTCTATCTTGTGAAGAACGAGACGGCGGAAATGCGCAAGGCGAAGGACCTCGCCAAAGAGCGCGGCCTGCGTGTGACGTTTTTTGCCGGAAATAATCTGACGTTCCGCAGCAAGAACGGAAAAACGTTCCGGGCGCGCGGATACGTTTCGGGCGACCGCGTATTTATCCGTGCGGATCACCCGGAATTTACGTCGTACCAAATCATGCGGCATGAGGCCGGACATGATATGATCGCAAAGGGCGAAGTTGATTTGGACGAGGTACGCACGCGCATCGATAAGACCTTTACCAGCGGCGAAGTTGACTCCCTCTGTACGGCATATGCAGATGCTTATGCCGGCACCGAAATGACGGCGCAGGAGATTTGGGAAGAAGTGGTTTGCGACAGCCTCGGCGATATGAACATTTTCGCCGACAGCGAGATCAGCGATGCGGCAGCATTCCTTCTTGCACATATCAAGGTGGAGAGTGAAACCGTTGCGCAGGAAAGCACACGCGCACCGCCAAGCGGAACGGGCCCGGTACGCGAAAAATTCAGCTATGCAGGCGAGAAAGCGAAGAATGCAGACAAAGCAGCGCTTAATACGGCGAAAGAGATGGAGAAAAACGGGGCTGATGCTGAGACGATCCGGCAGAAAACGGGCTGGTTCCGCGGCGCCGACGGCAAGTGGAGATGGGAAACCGACGACAGCGGCATGAAGCTGCGCTTTGAATCTGGGTTATATGACTACGACACGGAGCTGCGGGAAAAAACCCATGCATGGGATAGGCTGACCAACCGTGAGCTGACGGACGAACAGAGGAGAGACCTTGCGGACTACCAGAGAAGCACGGAGCGCGGAGAGGCCGACGAGGCGCTATACGAGAAGCTGACCAGAGAGTTTGGCGGCGATTTTGAGAAGTGGGCGCTAACATTGGAAACAATGAAAGAGGCTGCAAAGTCCATCCCCAACTACACCACGCTGGGCGAGCTGGTGGACGCGCCGGCGCTGTTCGCCACCTATCCGGACATGAAAGATATGGATGTAATGTTCCAGACGCTTGAGCGCGGGCAGAACGGCGGGTATAACCGCAGGTTCGACAGCATTGAACTGAGCCGCGACCTGAAAAACAGACCGGAGGCACTACTGAATTCCCTCATTCACGAGGTACAGCACGCCATTCAGCAAAGAGAGGGCTTCACACCCGGGGCAAATCTGAAATACTGGAACAGAAAACTCGAAGAGGGATATGACGGCAGGGACGCCGAAACCAGACGTGAAGGCGCGCGGCTGCGAGAGCAGTATGAGCAGATGAAGGCAAACGATCCCGAGTTTATGCGCAGCATGGAAGAACTGAACGCCATGGCGCCGACGGTGCCGCGCGGGAAAGTCGACATGGACACATGGGAGCAGGTTGAGCCGGATCCGCCGGAATGGGTGCGCTTCGACGAAAGGCGCGACCAGCTGGAAGAAAAATACGGCGACCGCGTGTGGGATTATTTCAGCCTGCGCGACAGCATTGACAGAAATGCGAGGGACAGCAGACTGCCGGGAGATCTCTACCGCGACACGGCGGGAGAGATCGAGGCGCGGGACGCTGCGGCGCGGCGCGGCCTGACGGCGGAGGAACGCAGAGGGCGCAAGCCGGACACCGGCGACGAGAACACGGTGTTTTCGGGCAGCGGGGAGAGCTATGAGCTTGTCGGAAAGAACAAGGACGGAATCGAGGTCTACGAGACCGGCGAGGACATTAAGAAGATGTCCTACAAGGAGCGCATGGAATCCTTTATGGACATCATGCGCAACGAGTACGCGGGGCGCACGGCCAAATTCACCGACGGCAACAACACCTATTATGCGAAGTTTGACGAAGCAGACCTTCGCAAGAACGTATACGGCGATAAAAAATCCTCTCAAAAGGGCTGGAAAGCGAAAATCAATACCGGCGCAGATGGCAGCATCTTCGAGCTTGTAGAAAACGCGACCTACAACGGAGGTAAACCCGAGCAGGGAAAGAAAGCGCAGGCGCATCAAAACCTAACCGGCTGGGAGTATTTCGTCAAGACCGTGCAGATCGACGGACAGGTGTATGACCTGCTGGCGAATGTAAGAAAAAAGCCGGATGGAGAGTTTGTCTACTCCATCCAGCTTAATGAAAATAAAAATAAAGCATCGGCACCGCCCCTTCAGTACCAAAACGGTACAGCTAAAGCGAATAATCGCCCTGTTGGGGTGTCCACCAATGCTTCGAATGGTAGTATACCCCAAAATGGAGGGAATGTCAACGGCGTGAATGACGCGCAATTCTCCCGCGAGATCCCTGAGGCAAACTACGAAGCGCTGAAAGAGAAGTACGGGTATATCCCGGTGGGCGAGCGCGCATACCGCGAAGTGCAGGTACCGAAGAAGACGGCAGATGACAAATACGTCAGCCGCACGATCCGCACGGTGCTGGAAGCAAAGGCCACACCGGACGCAATGGTGCCGACGTTGGAACGAATGGTGGCAAAAGGAGAGTTCTCCTACGACCGCTATACGGACAAGCAGGCCATTAGTGACGCAGAAAGCCGCATCAAAACCGAGGGTTGGCAAAAGACCCTGAACAAGTGGAAAAGTTCCACCAAAGAGGGAATCAGCAAGGAGAATACGGCGATTGGCTGGGCGCTCTACAACAATGCTGCAAACAGCGGTGATGTGGAGACAGCTATCGATGTGCTCGACACCATCGTAAAGCGCCAGAGAAATGCGGCACAGGCGTTGCAGGCAACGCGACTGCTCAAGCAGCAGGACCCCAGTACGCAGCTTTATGCGGCGCAGCGCAGCGTGGAGAACTTGACAGAAGACCTCAAAAAGCAGTACGGGGAAAAGGCCCCTGATCTGAAGATTGACCGCGACCTCGCTGAGAAGTTCCTGAACGCAAAGGACGACGATGCGCGCACCGAAGCGATGAAGGAAATCTATCGAGATATCGGCAGACAGATGCCGAGCCGCTTCATTGACAAATGGAACGCTTGGCGCTACCTTTCGATGCTTGGTAATCCACGCACGCATGTGCGCAACATCGTTGGCAACGTAGGATTTGTTCCTGCTGTCACGGTAAAGAACGTCATCGGCGCAGGCATTGAGAGCGCTGCGAACGCGGTGAGCGGCGGCAAAGTCGGACGCACGAAGGCAATCCTGACGACGAAGGACGCAGGGCTTATCAAGGCGGCATGGAGTGACTATGCCAACATTCGCGAGCAAGCTCTCGGCAGCGGTAAGTACAATGATAATGTCAATGTGCGACAGGAAATCGAGGAAGGGCGCACAGTCTTCAAACCGAAGCTGCTGGAAGCGATGCGCAAATTCAACAGCACGGCGCTGGATGCGGAAGACGCATGGTTCTCCAAGCCGCATTACGCGGCGGCGCTGGCGCAATTCTGCAAAGCAAATGGCATTACCGCGGAGCAGGTCGCTGGCGGGAAAGGCATTGAAGCGGCACGCGAATACGCGATCAGAGAGGCGCAGAAAGCGACCTATCGAGACACCAATGCGTTTTCACAGATGATCTCCGATCTCGGCAGATACCGCGGGGATAACAAGATGAAACGCCTCGGAAGCACCCTCGCTGAAGGAATCCTGCCGTTCCGCAAGACACCAGCCAACATTCTTGTGCGCGGCGTGGAATACAGCCCTATTGGTTTCCTCAAAAGCATAAGCTATGACCTTGTGCAGGTGCAGAAGGGTAATATGCAGGCGACCGAAATGATCGACCGGGCCGCCGCCGGACTGACCGGCACGGGGCTGATGATGCTCGGCATTTATATGGCGAAAGAGGGCATTCTTCGCGGCAGCGGCGGTGATGACGAGAAGAAGAAAAAGTTCGACGAGCTGCAAGGGCATCAGGAATATGCGATGGAGTTGCCAAATGGCACGAGTATTACGCTGGATTGGCTTGCGCCGGAAGCGCTTCCGTTTTTCGTCGGGGCAAACCTTTACGAGCAGATGCAGGCGAACAACGGGTATCTCACTATGAGTGATATGCTTCAGGCAGCAAGCAACGTGACGGACCCACTTCTTTCCATGAGCTGTCTGCAAAGCCTGAACGACGTTTTTGACGCGGTGGGGTATGCGTCCTCCGGGGACACAAACGCACTAACCAGTGCGGTAGCAAGCGCGGCGACGAGTTATTTGACGCAGGGTATCCCGACGGTCTTCGGGCAGGCGGAGCGCACGGGCGAAAGCACGCGCATGACGACCTATACGGATAAGAACAAATTCCTGACGCCGGATATGCAATATGCGCTCGGCAAGGCCAGCGCGCGTATTCCTGGCGTTGACTACGGGCAGATTCCCTTTATCGACGCATGGGGGCGCACGGAAAACTCCGGAGGCGTGGTCGCGCGGGCATTTAACAATTTTGCGAATCCCGCGTATACCTCGAAGGTAAGCGGCAGCAAAATGGAAGATGAATTGAGCCGCCTGTACGAGGCGACCGGTGAGACCAAAGTCCTGCCGCAGCGCGCACCGAAATCTTTTACCGTGAATAAGGAAAACAAACAGTTGACCGGCGAGGAATACGTCAAGTACGCCACAAAGCGCGGGCAGACTTCCTATAAGATCGTCAGCGAGCTCACGGGACTTGCGAGCTATAAGTCCATGAGCGACGGCGATAAGGCAGATGCCGTTGCGAAGGCCTACGAATATGCCAACATCGTTGGGAAAATGAGCGTGAGCAATTACCAAACGGACGGGTGGGCGGCAAAGGCCATAGATACCGTCAAAAAAACGGGCGTTTCAGAAGCCCAGTATATTGCGCTCTATCTGGCGAAAGGCGGGATCAAAAGCCTGAAGGACAAAAACGGTGACACCATCAGCAACAGTGAAGGCTTGCAGATCATGGATCTTGTTTATCAGCAGAAGGGGCTTTCCGATAAACAGCGCGCGGCCCTATTTGAGGACTTCGGCGTCGGAAAGAGCATTCGGCACTGGAACCGCGCAAGAGTGGACGAACAGCTCAAGATCGCGCGCAGAAAGGCGGCGTAAACGGGAGGGGACTGCTGATAATTTCTTGGCAGTTCCCTTTTCCCGTGGTGAAATTCATACAGGAGACGTGATACGCTCATGGAAGAACATACTAAGGGAAGCGGGGGCGAACCAATGGACGATTCCAAGCACTATGACGATGCGTCGATTGCGCTGATTGACGCGCGGTGCAAGAGCAATACCCACAGGATCAACGAGTTACAGGAGCACCAAACGGCACTTGACAGGCTGGCGACTTCGGTCGAAGTGCTGGCGACCAAGCAGGAAACCGTTGAGGGAGACGTCAAGGAGATCAAAGAGGACGTGAAAGCCATCACGGGCAAGGCAGGAAAACGGTGGGACAGCATTGTGGACAAGCTGCTCGCCGTGCTCGCGGGGGCGTTCCTTGCGTGGCTGATCTCGGGAGGCATGGCATGAAAGCGCTGAAAGCCCGCTGGGACAAGATGAAAAAGCGGGACAAGTACATATCCATCGCCATTTTCAGCCTGACATGGTACACCGTAGCGTCGCTCACCATGACGGCGCTCGGCGTGCCGCCGCCGGACGTACTGACGGAACGCTGGTTCAAGGCATGGACGACGGAGCTTGTTGTGGTAGCAGGCATTAAGATTTTCAGAAAGGACGATACAACACTATGAATAACGATTTACTGAAAAAGAGACTGGCGAACCTATGCAGTGTGAAGAGCATCGTGACGATCGCGGCGACCGGCGCGGTGATCTACGGCTTTGTCGTCGGCAAGATCACAGGAGAGCAGCTCATGCTGATCTACAGCTCGATCATCGCGTTCTACTTTGGCACACAGAGCCAGAAGACGCAGGACGCCATTGACAAGGGGGCGTAAAGGCATGGCGAGAGCAACAGATATCCTCGCCATCGCGCGCAAGGAGATCGGCACGGTGGAGCAACCGGGCAACCGCCAGAAGTACGGCAAAGCCTACGGCGTGGACGGCGTGTACTGGTGCATGCAGTTCGTGTGGTGGTGCTTCCAGCAGGTGGATAAGCGGCTTTTTTACGGCGGCAGGAAGACCGCGAGCTGCGGCGAGCTGATGAACTACGCCAAGGCCCACGGCCAATGGGTCACGTCCGGCTATCAGCCGGGTGACGTGCTCATCTATGACTTTCCCAACACGAAGGTCAAGACCGACCATACGGGCATCTGCGAGAGCGTGAGCGGGCAGTATGTGACCGCCATCGAGGGCAATACATCGAGCGGCGCGTCGGGCAGTCAGGCCAACGGCGACGGGGTATATCGCCGCAAGCGCAAGCTGTCGCTCGTGCTGGGCGCATACCGGCCAAAGTACGAGGAGAGCTACCGCGACGTTCTCAAGAAGCGCGCGGGTCTCGAGGATCGCACGCTGGACTACCTTGCTGCCTACAAATACGGCGAGGATCTCATCAGAAAACTCGCCATGATGAAGTAATTCGTAGTTGGAGCGGTCGAAAAAATAAAAGAGGGGAGCGGACGGCGAAAGCCACGCGAAAGCGCTCTGCAACGTCCCACATGGGACATGGACAGTCAGCACAGGCAGATCCGCGCGGAACTATCCGCGATGGCTCCGAAACGAGCCGTGGCATATGTTTTATCCTTCGAGCTGCCAGCGGACGAGGCGGCGTGTATCATCGAGTGCGACGTGCGGCGGAAAAGCTGCGTGCAGGTGGCAATGGAACGAAGCCTATCTGTTGACGCAGTGAAGAAATACCGGCGGCGCGCATACTGCAAAATAGCATCAGAAGTATACGAAAAGAGAAACGGCCCCACCGAACGGTGAGGCCATTTCTCTTGTGTAAAAACAGGCCGGGAATGACCTGCAAAATTAAAATATCATGTTTCACGTGAAAAGGCAAGGGGAATCGTTCGACGGGTTTCGACGCACTTTTCATACACTTTACGGACGCTTTCAAGCGCCCGTTTTTTTATACTATGTAGATAGCAAAAGGAGGTGCGCACATGGGATATTTCGGCAACCCTTATCAGATGGGGTATAACCCCTATTCAGGATATGCCCCTGCAAGCCCACAGAACGGCGCAGGAGCGATGCAAGGCTTTGTTGGTCAAATTACCCGCGTGAACGGAGAAAACGGCGTGGACGCGCTCAGAATGGCACCGCGCAGTGAACTGATCGCGATGGATATCTCGCGGTCAGATGTGCTGATCGGCTGGTACGTCAAAACGGACGACGCGGGGTACAAGTCGAAAACGCCGTATCTGATGACGCCTTACGAGCCAAAGCCCACGCAGAGCACAGCAAGCCTCACGAGTATAGAAGAACGCCTGACCAGATTGGAGGGAATCGTCAATGAACAATCCGTTGCTGGAAAGCCTGATGGGAAGCCAAAGGGCGGCAAGACCGAATAATCCCCTTGCAATGATCGGCGAATTCCGCAAATTCGCTGCAGGCATGACGCCTCAGAAAGCGCAGCAGGAGATTGAACGCCTTTTACAGTCCGGGCAGATGTCTCAGGCTCAGTTCCAGCAGCTCCAAGAGCAGGCAAAGGAGTTCGCGCAATTTCTGAAATAAGCCGGGTCGACACGGTTTATTGATAAATCTTTCGAGGAAGGAGAACTCAACATGGATAACGGTATGTCTCTCAGCGATATCGCCGCGGTCACCCGCGACAATGACGGCTGGGGCAACGGTGGCGCATGGTGGATCATCATTCTCTTCCTGTTCGCCTTTATGGGGAACGGTTGGGGCATGAACCGCAGTAGCGACTATGGCCAGTACGCCACGGCTGCGTCGCAGCAGGAGATCCTTTTCGGCCAGCAGTTTGGCCAGCTGAACGACCGCTTGACCAACATCGGCAACGGCATCTGCAATCTCGGCTACGAGATGCAGGGCGGCATCGGTCAGCTTGGCAAGGAGGTCGCTCTCGCGCAGAACGGCACGAACATGACCATCATGCAGACCGGCAACGACATCCAGCGCCAGATGGCAGACTGCTGCTGCACCACGCAGCGCGGCCTTGACGCCATCAACGCCAACATCGACGCTAAATTCGCAGCGCTCGAAAAGAGCCAGCTCGAAGGCCGCATCGCACAGCTTGAGCAGGCCAACAACCAGCTCTATCTGCGCGAGCAGATGTGCGGTGTCGTGCGCTATCCCAGCGGCTACACCTACAGTGCGGGCAACTCCCCGTTCTGTGGCTGTGGCTGCGGCAACGGCAACATCTGACGCCCTATTCGGCGAGGCAAGCGGGGCGGCAACAGCTGCTCCGCTTTTTATTTTGAGAAAGGAATGATATTATGAGCAAGTCTGCGATCTACACCACCAACACGAGCGCGCCCACCGTACCCGTAGGCGGCATCGTCCCGGTCGGCAGCACGGCGCGCCGCTTCGGCTGCAATATCCGTCAGGACGGCAACACGATCACGATGTGCGGTCAGGGGTATTACCTGATCGACATCAGCGCAACGGTGTCCCCCTCTGCCGCCGGCACGGTCAGCCTGACGGCGCAGAAGGACGGCGTTCCCATCATCGGCGCGGTGGCCAGCAGCACCGTTGCGGCAAACGGCACGACGAACCTTGCAATCACGGCCATCGTGCGCAACGCCTGCGCATGCAACGGCTCAATCCTGTCGCTGCTGCTTGGCGGCGTCGAATCCGTCGTGAACAATCTTGCGGTGACCGTCGTGAAACTGTGAGGTGCGGCATGAAACTGATTGAAATGCTTTGCGAAATGGTCGACGAAGAGATCGAGGACGCGGAGAAGTACGCCAAATGCGCATTGAAGTACAAGGCGGACAACCCCGCGCTTTCCAAGACGTTCTATGACCTTTCGACCGACGAGCTTCGCCACATGATGTTGCTGCACGGCGAGGTGACCGGCGCGATCCAGAAATACCGGCAGGAGCACGGAGAGCCGCCCGCAGAGATGAAGGCCATCTATGACTATCTGCACGAGAAGCAGATCAAGAAAGCGGCAGAAGTGAAGCGCTTGCAGGACATGTACCGGGAGTAGACCTGTTAGGGATTTGTTAGCAACCGCGAAGGAATGAAGAGGAATAGCGAGACGTTTAATCCCGCATTATTGCATTTATTCCGCTTTATTCCGTGTTATTGCAACATAATTCCACGAAATGCACGTTCATAGATATTTGACGTGCATGGGGCCATAGGTTCGAGTCCTATACCGCGCACCATAAAAAAGCCTTGAAACTCAACGGTTTCAGGGCTTTTTCTTTTTACCGTTTTCAGACACTGTTTGTAGCGTGTTAGTAACGGCAGCAACAAGTGTATCGGGATCGAGGTGCGTATAGATGTTCGCAGTGGTGGAATAATCCGCGTGACCGATGATTTTTTGAAGAAATTCTGGGGGCAGACCTTCCTTGACTGCGCGCGTGGCGTAAGTGTGGCGCGTGGCATGGGGGGTCTTTCTTTTTATCCCGAGACGATCCAGCATGGGATAGTAGTCGCGGCGGCGGAAGTTGGCGGGGATCTTCTGCCCCTCGTATCCGGAGAGCAGCAGTTTCCCGGTCGCTTTTGCGGCGAAGTAGGCAAAATACGGTTTCCCCTCCGGGCGGATCGGAATGACGCGATCCCGTCCGGCTTTTGTTTTCTCACCACCGACTACATAGGTTTCGTGATAATCCGCGAGCGGCAGGGAGAATAGCTCACCGATGCGCATACCGGTGGCAAGGAGCATGAGGACGATCTTCGCGGCGTCGCTTCCGTCTGCCTCGATCGTCTCTATTTCTTCCTCGGTGAATACTTCCTTTTCTTTCTTGACGTTCTCGGGGAGCTTGACAAATTTCGCAAAATTCGTGGAGCAGATTTCCTCGCGAATCGCCCAATTCGACATTTGCGTGATGAGCTGCTTGTACTTCGACACGGTGGAGTGGGATTTGCCCATGTGGAGATCCACAACGGACTGGAAGTCGGAAGCGCGCAGGTCGCGGAATTTCTTATCGTAGAGCGGCTTGAACACCTTATAGGCGTTTTCATAGGATTCTACGCCGGAGGGGCCGATCTCACGGAAATGCTCGACCTTCCAATCAGCATAGACCTCAGCAAAGGTCATATTGTATCGCTCGTCCAGCGGACGGCCTGTAAGCCGTTCTAAGGCATCTGCGGCGTCGGTCTTGCGGGGGTAGTATCCGATGATGACTTTATTCTTTGCGGCGACCCACGGGCGCGACCTGCGCCCTGAGAGCTTATATACCGTGCCGGTTCCGTTGGCGCGCTTGAGCGCCTTGCGCTTTTCCGGCACTTGCTTTTTGCCACACATAGGACAAAACAGCGCGCCTTCCGGCAGCGCTGCTTTACATTTGATGCAATTTTCCATGCTCACGCCCTCCAAAATCCATAGTCAACGCAGTGCAGGTCGATATACAAGCACCATGCGGCCAGCAGCACCACCGCGATGAACAAAAACAAAATCACGCCGTTTCGGATACGGACGCCGCGCCGCATGATCTCGATGGTATCGGCCTTCGCGTCCACGTGGCGTTCCAGCTCATCGTTGCGCGCTTGCAAGGTTTCCTCGGTCGGCGTCAAGTGTTCGGAAATGCCGAACACTTCATCAAGGGATATGCCGAGCGCCTTGCAGATCGGCGCGACGGTGTAAATGGACGGAGCTTTCGACAGCTTGGAAAAGAAGTTCTGGACGGTGGACAGCGGCACACCGGAAGCGTCGGAAATGTCCTGATAGGTCAGTTTCAATTCCTCTTTACGGATTCTGCACAGCTCTTGAATGTTCATTTACATCACCTTAACTTTTCCGGTTTCCGCCTGTTTGGGGTGCCAAAAGTGGGCCTGTCGAATGCGGTCGAATGCCGTCATGTTGCAAGGTCTTGGTATTGAAGTGGTAAGGTAAAGCGCGATAAGGTCAAAGCAAGCAGTGGCGACCGCTCCCCGCTGCTGCTGAAAAGCCCTCGCCGTTGTTGCAGAGGCGGCGGGGGCTTTACTTAAACCCGCCTACGGCGCAGACTGCTGCGGCGTTTTGTCAATTGGGGTTATACTTAATCCAGATCTACACACAGGACAAGCGCTATATCCAAGCCACTTACAGAACTTTGTATTGTGCGATTGGTATGTGTCTGCTGCTTTTACTACAGGGCAATCATATCTGTGGTAATAACCTGACCCGCTTACGATATATCCTGTCGTATAGTAAGTATCAAAGTGATACTCATTTAGGTCGGAAATCTCTGATTTAAGAGAGATGTTCGCACTTTTCAAATTGGAAATCTCCTGGTCTTTTCCCTTTAGCTCTGAATCAAACTCTTTTCTCTCTGCGTTCCGCATTACGCCCTGCCATACATTCCCGGCGAGGCTCAGCGCGAGGGCGACAACAAGGCCAATCGTCAACGCCCGCTGCGTAGCCTTTTTAGCCTTCTTTTCGGGGATGACGGCAGGCAGCTCCGCCCCTGACAGGACGGGATCAGGCGAAGCCGGAGCTGCCTGCGCGGGGGTGGCGGGTTGAACCGGCGGATAGTTGCGCGTTTCAAAATAGCTTCGATTCCACCAATAGAAAATGCTGCCCCAAAGAATCGCAGGAGAAAAACTGATGTCGTACCCATTAGAAAAATCATAGATGGAAAATGCAAATGCCAAAATAGCTGTGTACCCAATGTGCAGCCATTTTAGAGCCTTTGATGAAATGGGGCCTTTTCGCAACCGCAAGAGAAGAGGCCCTGCGCCATATATGGAAGCAGTCAACGCGAGAGAACCCAATGCAGACGCCACATTAAACGGCATAACATCACTTCCTTATTTTACACGGAAAACCGAAAGGATCAGGTTTACGATCTTCTTTATTATGCGACGCTGGTATCGCGCGCGCTTTTCAAAATAATTCGGGTCAGTATACAATCCCACGCGCAAGACCTCCTAATACTATTTCTATGTTGAAGCCATAAGCTTATGAGAGATAATAGGTGAAATAACTTGAACGGAGGATCCATAGATGAACAAAAAGGATCAGCTAAAAATCTTAATATCGAAAATGGATGACGGCCAACTTGAACGGTTTATCAGCCAAATGCAGCAAGAGCTATTGCAAGAAAGCGCTCTGCCTGCTCATCCGTCAACGAATCCACAAAAGAATAAAGATTTTGCCTGACCTCAGACCTTGCGCTCTCACCGGAAACGGTGAGGGCTTTTCTTTTTATATAATCGAGGGCCTGTATTTGATCCGCCTCCGAAAGGGCTGCAAATTCATTCTGTCTGGCCGTTGCTTTGGCAAGCTGGTATACAGGGTCATCGCCGTGCAATAAGTATTCGACTGTAACACCGAAATAGTCTGCGACTTTTTTTACTTTGTCATAGCTCGGGGCGTGATCGTCCCATTTCGCAATAGACCCTCTGTTGATTCCGGCTTCTTTTTCCAGTTTATTTATTGAAATTCCGCCGTGCTGCTCTCGGAGGACAGCAATTCTTCCAAGTAAGGACATTTTGAATCTCCTAAAATTTCTACGAATATTTTCGTAAATCTGCTTGACAATTACGAAAATATTCGTATAATAAGGACTGTAAGCAGGTGCAACAAAACAACCACAAGGCGTTGCGCTTGCGGCGGAGATGTTAACTTTTGTCAGCAACGATAGTTTAGAACATTTTCGCAACTTTGTCAACAAGGAGGAGGAAAATGCTTTTAAAAAATATCGAAACCCTTTGCTCTTTGCACGGAATTTCGGTCTCTGCACTTGAGAAAACGCTGGGATTTGGGAACAGCACCATTTCCAAGTGGGCAAAGTGCAGCCCTACCGTTGAAAAATTGGCGATGGTAGCCAACTATTTCGGGGTAACGGTGGATGACCTGCTGAAAGAGAAGGGAGGGCGCAAAAGATGAACGAATTACAAATTTTCAAGAATCCGGAATTTGGAGAGGTAAGAACTCTCGAAGAAAACGGGGAAGTGCTGTTCTGCGGCAGCGATGTTGCAAAGTCCCTCGGCTACACCAATCCGAGCAAGGCTCTTTCCGACCATTGCAGGGGTGTAACGAAACGTTATACCCCCACCAAGAGCGGCGAACAGGAGATGTCATTCATCCCTGAATCCGATCTTTACCGCCTTGTGTTTGGCTCGAAACTGCCGACGGCGGAAAAGTTCACGGACTGGGTAACATCCGAAGTGCTGCCGACCGTCCGAAAGCACGGGGCGTACATGACGCTGGACACGCTGGATCGCATGATCGCCTCGCCGGAGTTCGGCATCAAGCTGCTGTCAGCCTTGCAGGAAGAGCGCGAACAGCGCGCAAATCTTGAAAGCAAGGTCGAGGCCGATGCGCCGAAGGTGCTTTTTGCCGACGCGGTCAGCGCAAGCAAGACTTCGATCCTCGTCGGCGAGCTGGCGAAGCTGCTGAAGCAGAATGGCGTGGATATCGGGCAGCACCGGCTGTTCCGCTGGATGCGCGAAAACGGCTATCTGATTCGCCGGAACGGCACGGACTTCAATATGCCAACGCAAAAATCGATGGACTTGGGGCTTTTCACCGTTAAGGAAACGGCGATCACACATTCTGACGGCACGGTGACGGTGAGCAAGACCACGAAAGTCACCGGCAAAGGCCAGCAGTATTTCATTCAGAAGTTTCTTGGCGAGGAAGGAGCACGCAAATGATAAATACAGATATTCGTAATCTGCTGAAAGCCGAGATCATGTCACTAACCGACGAACAAGTCGAATACGTAATAAGGATGCTACACGATGTTCAAAACGAAATGAGCATAAATGAGTTTGCCGGTAAAGTCGATTCCATAGGGTGTGATCTTTCTGGTGTGACCGACACATTGTCCCTCTGCATCGCAGGGGCACTCCAAGAAGGCGAACTCTCTGAGGCCGGAGACTGCCGGTTTTACGGGGCACTGATTCAGATCGAAATGGCGCTACGGCGCGTGGAAGAGGAATTGAGCTGTGAAGTTCAAGCGGCATTGGACAGTAAGGAGGAACGCACATGAAGACGATCCAGACAATGGACTTGAACGAGTGCGCGGCGTATCTGAGAGATCACGGGCTGAGCATTTCGAACGAATCGCTGGCAGCCGGACTTGAGCAGCGCGTTTACCCCTTCGGCGTGTGCATCTGCGGCGGCAAGCGCAGAATCTTCCAAATCTACACTCGCCTTGTGGACGAGTGGATCGCGGAACGCGAGGTAGAGGCATGATCGATACGCTGTTTTTCGGCGGCATCGCCGCTGCGGTGATCGCGCTTAACGGCTGCGACTTTGCGACGGGCCTCGCCGTCATCGGCGCGTGCGCGGTGTGCAAGGTGCTGTATGAGCTGCTGCCGTACATCGACAGGGGGTGCAGACGGTGAGACGGCACGACAAGCGCACGAGAGAGCAGCGCAAGGCCGATGAATCGGCGCTGATTGCGGCGGCGTGTTTGGGCGCGACGATCCTCTTAATCGCAATCTTAATCCTCGCCACCAGCGCGCAGGCGGTCGAGACGGAACCAGAAGAAGCGCCGGCCGTAGAGGAGCATGACCCCGCGTGGGATATTCCCGCGACCGAGAGCGCAGTGTGCAACGACGTGTTTCTCGGGGAGTTTACGCTCACGGCCTATTGCCCCGGGCGCTGCTGCTGCGGCAAGTGGGCAAGCGGCTACACCGCCACGGGAACGCTCGCCACCGAGGGACGCACGATCGCCGTTGACCCGAAGGTGATCACTTACGGGACGCGCGTGCTGCTGATCTGGCCGGACGGCACGCAGCACAGCTACATCGCCGAGGATTGCGGCGGCGGCGTAAACGGGAACCACATCGACGTGTTTTTTGACGACCATCAGGCGGCGCGCGTCTTCGGCGTGCAGAGCGCGATGGTGTATTTGGAGGCGGAGGAATGATCTATCGCTGCACGTGCTGCCACCTCATTTTTGACGAGCCGGACGTTATGCGGCGGCGCGAGAACCTTGACGGCGAGCGCGGCTATGCCCTCGTGACGGAAAAGTTCTGCCCGGACTGCGGCGCAGAGGAAGCCTATTTCGAAAACTACAGGGGAGACGAAGATGAAGATGCAGAAAATATCGACGCGCGGCATGAGCCGCGAAGAATGGCTTGAAGAGCGGCGAAAGAGCCTTGGCGGCAGCGACATGGGCGCCGTGCTGGGGCTGAACCGTTACCGTTCACCATACACGGTGTGGGCGGAGAAGACCGGCAGGATCGGCGAAGAGCCGGAAAACGAGGCAATGCGCGTCGGGAGAGACCTCGAGGGCTACGTCGCAACTCGATTCGAGATAAAAACAGGGTTGCGTGTCCGCAAGGTGAACTACATCTTGCGTAACGATGAGGCTCCGTGCCTACATGCGAACATTGACCGTATGGTGTTACCGGCTGGTTGGCACGCGGGCCTTGAATGCAAGACCGCGAATGCGCTGAACATGAAGCGCTATGCAGTTGGCGAATTCCCCGAGAGCTATTACGCGCAGTGCGTGACGTATCTTGCTGTGACGGGCTGGGAACGCTGGTTCTTGGCGGCGCTGGTGCTGGGCAAGGGCTTTTACTGCTACCAGATCACGACCGTCCCCGATGACTATGTTCCCGGATGGTGCGAGAGCAGCGTGTATGTCAGCCCGGATGAGATCGAGGCGCTGAAACGCTGCGCCGCGGACTTTTGGCACGACTACGTGGAGGCTGACAGCCCGCCGCCGATGGACGGTATGGAGAGCACGACGGAGACGATCACGAGCATCTACGAGGGCGGCGGCGGCGAGGTTGAGCTGTTCGGGCGCGAGAGGCTTGTCGAGCAGTACCAGTACCTGATGAGCCGCAAGAATGCCATCGAGAAGAGCGCGGACACCATCAAGCAGCAGCTGATGAACGACCTCGGCGACAACGAGACGGGGTTCTGCGGGCGCTACACGGTGAACTGGAAGGGGCAGAGCCGCTCGACGTTTGATGCAAAGGCGTTTGCGAAGGACCACCCCGAGGTGGACTTGAGCGCTTACTACAAGACGACAAATTTCCGCAAATTTGCGGTGAAGGAGGAAAAGGAAAGATGAAGAAAGAATTGATTCAGAACGCGCTGGCGATGCAGAAAGCACCACAGCAGAAGCAGGTATCGGTCACGGCGTTGGTGAACGATATGCTTGACCGCGACGGTATGCGCAAGCGCTTTGACGAGCTGCTTGGCAAGCGCGCACCGCAGTTTATTTCGTCCATCGTTTCGATGGTCAATGCAGACAAGAATTTGCAGCAGGCCTTTTACGAATCCCCGATGACGGTCATTCAGTCCTCGCTGAAAGCAGCGATGTTTGACCTCCCCATCGACCAGAGTTTGGGCTACGCCTACATTGTGCCATTCAAGAACTACAAGAAGGATACTGGCGCAAAAAAGATGGAAGCGACATTCATTCTCGGCTGGAAAGGTATGCACCAGCTCGCACTTCGCACGGGAGCATACAAGACCATCAACGTCGTGGACGTGCGCGAGGGCGAATTGAAGCGTTACAACCGCCTGACCGAAGAGGTTGACATTGATTTCGTTGAGGACGAGGACGCGCGCGAGGCGCTTCCTGTCATCGGATACGTCGGTTATTACCGCCTTATCAATGGGGCCGAAAAGACTGTTTACATGAGCGTCAAGGCCATCACCGCACATGAAAAGAAATTTCGCAAAGGTGAATATCAGGGGAAAGGCTGGCGCGATGATTGGGACGCTATGGCGCGAAAGACCGTCTATCGTATCCTGATTGGCAAGTGGGGTGTTATGTCCATCGACTACCAGACGCGCGACGCGGGCAAACAGCTTGCCGACGTGATCGCCGCAGATGCGCAGGAAGAGGAAACCATTGACGCCAACTACACCGTGGACGAGACAACCGGCGAGGTCATCGAAAGTGACGGTGACGCACAGTGAGCATGAATCGCGTGTGCCTGATGGGACGCATCGGGCGTGACTTGGAACTGAAAAAGACGAACAGCGGCGTATCCGTCGTGTCGTTCCCTCTTGCCGTTGACCGCAACGGCAAGGAGGGCGGCACAGACTGGATCGACGTCGTCGCATGGCGCGGCACGGCAGAGGTGCTCTGCAACTACGCCGGACGCGGGCGGTTGATCGGCGTCGAGGGGCGCTTGCAGATGCGCGACTGGACGGACAAGAACGGCAACAAGCGCAGGAGCTACGAGGTGCAGGCTGACAGCGTGTATTTTGCAGACAACAGGCGCTCGGAGGGTAATGATACCACCGCGCCGCAATACGCCGCAGAGGGCGGCACAGGCGGCTTTGCAGAGGTCAGCGAGGACGACGGCGATTTGCCGTTTTAAGGGAGTAGTCTATGGCAAAAAGCGGGATCGATTACTTTCCGCTTGATGTCACATTGAACGCAAAGTTTGAACTGATAGAAGCAGAATTTGGCTTGACAGGATTTGGTGTAGTCGTTCACTTGCTGCAAGAGATTTACGGTAAGGCGGGTTACTACATTGAATGGACAGAGGAGGTTGCGCTTTTGTTCGCCCGCAAGGTCGGGTTGGGTGGGAGCGTCGTTTCCGAAATAATAGAGGCTTCTATCAGACGAGGGATGTTCGACAAAGAGAAGTATGACAAGTACCACGTATTGACCTCTAAAGGCATACAGGAAAGGTACTTTGAGGCAGTCAGCCGCCGTAAAACTCTCGAAGTCGATTACAACATCCTTCTGGTCGATGTTGCCCGAATTTTGCCTAATGTTGACATTCAAGCGAAAAATGTAAACATTCTTTCGAAAAATGCTGACATCGAGAGACAAAGTAAAGTAGAGGAAAGTAGAGGAAAGGAGAGTAAAGAAGAGTATGGATGCGCGGAGCCGCAAGCGGCTCACACGCCGCCAATCGTCTCTCTCGTGCTTAACGATGGGTCTTTTTTCGATGTCTTGTCTCCCGACGTATCGAAATGGGAAGCGCTATACCCCAATGTCGATGTTAAGCAACAACTTAGAAACATGGCGGGGTGGTGTGACGCGAACCCTACCAAACGAAAGACGCGCGGAGGGATTAAGCGTTTCATCACCGCTTGGCTTGCCAGAGAGCAGGATAAGGGCGGCAAATCGTCGCAAAAGAAGCCGTTTGTCTACGACTACGGCAACACGGAGGGAAGCCTATGAACGTTGACGCATTGATCGACAGCATCGCGAAAAAGGCCGAGCCTGTGCGCGATCTGGTCGACTACGAAAAAGACGGGCTGCTGTACTGCGGCCATTGCAACACGCCGAAGCAGTGCCGGATCCCAATCGGCGGGGGCGTCCGCCTTGTCGGGTGTCAGTGTGCTTGCGCGGCGCGAGAATACGAGGCCGAAAAAAAAGCACGCGCTGACCGCGAAAAGCGACTGCGCATCGAAACGCTGCGTGCTGACGGAATCCGCGACAAGAGCCTGACGGCGTGCCGGTTCGACAAGGCAACGATGAGCGAGGAAATCGTCAAATGCAAGCGCTATGCCGATGCGTGGGACGATATGCGGAGAGAGAACAACGGACTCCTGCTGTGGGGCAACACCGGCAACGGGAAGACCTTCGCGGCGGCGTGCATCGCCAACGAGCTGATTGATCGCGGCATTCCAGCGATGATTACGAGCTTCCCGCGCATTCTCAACGCTGGATATGACAAGCAGGAGATCATCGAGCAGGTGCATTACTATCCGCTGCTGGTGATCGACGATCTCGGCGCGGAACGCAGCAGCGAGTACGCGATGGAGACGGTCTACACGGTCATCGATGAGCGATACAAGGCAAAAAAGCCGCTGATCGTCACCACGAACCTGACGCTGGACGAGCTGTGCAGGCCGAAAGACATGACCTATCAGCGCATCTATGACCGCATTCTCGAGATGTGCACGCCACTGGTGTTCAAGAGCGGCAGCCTGAGACGAGACAAGGCGAATCAGCGCATGCGGCACGTCAAATCGGTGCTGGCAGGCGGTGCGCCGTGAGCGGGTATCGCGGGGGCATTTTCAAGTGCCCGTTTTACTCGCGGGACTACCGCGACTATCTCAACTGCGAGGGCGCCCAAGTCAAACTGCCGAAAGAAGAGCTGGACGAATATACGCGGCGCTACTGCGCCAACGAAGAATGGCGGCGCTGCCCGATTGCACGGGCGCTGCTGCTGCACTACGAAAGGGGAGCAAAACCATGAGCACGAGAAACAGAGACAAGATCAAGCAGCTCGAACACGAGCTTGGCCGCTACGAAAAGCGCTGCGGAGACCTGATGAAGTTGAACGCGCAGCTTTCCCGGCGCGCCAGCGGCGTTGCCGAGATCAGCATTGCAACCGACGCGCTGCTTGCGCAGGTGGCGATTGCCTACGGCGAGGACGCAGTAGACCCCGACACGGGGGCGGTCATCGGCAAACGCCTGACGCTGCCGAAGTTCGACGCGCGGGAGACCTACCGCAAGCACGAAGTGCATGCACGCAGCGACGGCGAAAATTACATCATCGGCGTCGGTTTGCGTGACGACCCTGCGGACGGCAAGCGAGAAACCACCGGGAATGCCCCTGAGAGCAAGCAGGAGCGCTCGGAATACGAAAAACGTGAAATGACACCCCCAGAGGATAAAAACGCGCAGAGCGCGCCTCAGGGCGATTTACGGGAGGCCGACAATGGCACTGACATCAGCTGACCTTGCACGGCTCGGGCCGCAGGCGCAGAAGCAGGTGCTTGACAAGCTGGCAGGCGCGCAGAAGCCGAAGAAAAGCAAATACGGCAACCGCAAGGTAGTGCGTGACGGCATCAAGTTCGATTCCGAGCGCGAGGCGGCGCGATTCACCGAGCTGAAAGTGCTGCGAGCGATGGGAAAGATTCGTGACCTGCGGCTCCAAGCCAATTTCACGCTCGTGGAGGGCTACAAGACCATTGAGGGCGAGAGAATCAAACCGATGGTCTACCGTGCGGACTTTACCTACGAACGGGCGACCGAGCCGGACTGCAACGGCACGGTGTATTGGCTGCGCGAGGTTGAGGACGCAAAGGGCGCGAAAACGAAAGACTATCTGCTGAAAAAGAAACTGATGCAGGACAAGTTCAGCATCACGATCCGTGAGGTGTGAGATGAGCTTTGAACACTGCCACCGCTGCAAGCCGCCGACGAGATATCCCGGCTGTCAGGATCACTGCCCGCACTACGCGGCGGACAAAGAAAAAAGCGACGCAAGCCGCAGGGCGAAAGAGGAAGAATACCACGCCATTGATGATTTTCGTGTGGCGCGCAGATTCAAGCAAAAGCGGCTGCAAAATCTGAAATGACGAAATGAGGGAGCGAAAAGATGAAATACAGACAGCTGTATGTGGCGCTTGACCACAAGCATGCAGGCGTGGTTACCTGCGTGGCAGACTCGCCGACAGAGCTTGCCAAAAAGTGCGGCGTTGACCTCAGCGCGGTATCGCACTCTGTTTCTGCCATGCGGCAGAATCCACAGAAAAAGCGCAGATTCGCGAGTGTCTGGACGGCGTGGAGCGACAGGGAATATGCGAAATATTTCGGGGAGGTGCGCGCATGAACATTGCTGAAAATATCGATTGTATGAAGGCAATGAAGAAGCTGCCGGACAAGGCTTTTGACCTTGCTGTGGTCGATCCGCCGTATTTCAGTGGGCCGGAGCGGCGCGGATATTATGGCCGCAAGGTCAGCAAAATCGGTGTACACAGAGACTACCCCATATCACCAAAGTGGGATATTCCGACACGTGAATATTTCGATGAGCTGGAACGGGTCGCAAAGCGCTATATCGTTTGGGGCTGCAACTATTTCGACTATCACTTTGCGCCGGGGCGCATTGTTTGGGACAAGTGCAACGATGGCAGCTCCTTCAGCGATTGTGAGATTGCAGCTACAAACTGTCATGACAGTGTGCGGCTTTTCCGATACATGTGGAATGGCATGCTGCAGGGCAAAAGCATCGCAGAGGGATTTATCCAGCAAGGGAATAAGGCACTGAACGAGCAGCGCATTCATCCGACGCAGAAGCCTGTGGCGCTTTACGTGTGGTTGCTTCAGAAGTACGCGAAGCCCGGGGATAAAATACTCGATACCCACCTCGGCAGCGGAAGCAGCCGCATTGCTGCATTGGAGCTTGGGCTCGATTTTGTGGGGTACGAAATTAACGAGCACTACTACGAAGCGCAGGAAAGGCGCTTCCAGGAATACATCTCACAAGGGAGTTTGTTTTTGCGGGAGGTGCCGACATGCTGAGAGTGCATCGGGCAAAGACACCGTTCGAGCGCTGCGTCTATCCGGGACTGAAAGAAGCGCTGGAAAAGACGGACTTGTCGCAGATCCAGTTGGCAAAAGCGTGCGGCGTTGCGCAGTCGACCATCATTCGGTGGACGTTCGGCGACTGTGAGTGCACCGTGAAATTCCTGCTCAAGTTGGAAGAGATCACGGGGAAGCCGTTCCGGGAGATGTTCGGGGAATGCGAGGGGAGAAGATGAAGGTTTTAGAGCTTTTTGCGGGGACGCGAAGCATCGGCAAGGCATTCGAGCGGCGCGGGCATGAGGTGTATTCCATTGAGTGGGATAAAGACTTTGACCATATCGATTGGTACGCGGATATCATGATCGTCACGGCGCAGGATATTTTGGAACGCTTTGGGCGCCCGGACGTTATCTGGGCGAGCCCGGACTGCGCGACGTTTTCCATCGCCGCAATATCGCATCATCGGCGCAAAAATCCAGAGACGGGGAATTTGGATCCAATAAGCGAGTATGCAAAGTTCTGCGATGCAGTCGATCAGCATGTTTTACGTCTGATATTAGCCCTATCTCCTATGTACTGGTTCATCGAGAATCCGAGGGGAGGCATGCGCAAAATGACGTGGATGCAGGGTTTGCCCAGATACACCGTTACATATTGCCAGTACGGGGACACAAGAATGAAGCCAACTGACATCTGGACAAACCACCCGGACCCGGGATTCAAGCCGCCGTGTCACAATGGCGACCCGTGCCATGTAGCCGCGCCGCGAGGGGCAAAGACGGGCACGCAGGGGCTCGCCGGGAGCCGGGAGCGGTCAGTTATCCCGGAAGCCCTGTGCGAGCATATCGTAGACATTTGTGAGGGGGGGGGAGTGGAATGTCACAATCTGTTAAAGCGCCATTTAAGTTTTCATATACGCAGCCGTCATTAGATTGGTTTGAGACTATCAACGTAGAGATCAATCCAGACGACTACTATTACTTTAAACTCCAGCGGAGATATGGCCCTGACTGGTGGCTTATCGGACAAAATCCGACCCCAAAAAATTCTACACGGCACGAATGGTCGGAAACAGCGCTCGGGAGAATTTCCTGCCGTGACATTGCAAAGTTTGTTGAGTGGGCGAAAATTGACGGTGGTGGAAGCAAAATTGTTGAAATCTCGGCAATTAGCGGCTCTATTGACCTTCTTCGCGAAATTAAAGCGCTTTTGCTTAACCCCGGCATCGCCAGAGCGATGGCGGAGCAATAGGGCGGAGACATTAGTGAGGTATTGACAATGAGCATCGGCGAACCATTTAGCTGGAAGCCTGCCGCATTTGCAACGGCATTATGAGCGTGACCATGAAAGAGACGACTGCGCACGGGCGCGTCATCTACATCAACGAGCGCCACCGCTACTTTACGGCGGAGGCGGATATCAATGGGAAGAAGCTCAGAGAGAGCTTTAAATTTTAGGAGGTAAAAGATGGACGCTATTGAATTTTTGAAGGAACGCAAGAGAATGTGTACTTCATGCAAAGGCTGCGATGGCTGCCCACTTGAAGGAACTCATTGTGTCCTTAGCTACGCCACGGACGACGAAGACTACGAGAGAATTATCGCTACCGTTGAGCAGTGGTCGAAGGAGCACCCACGCAAGACACGGCAGACGGAGATCTTGAAGATGTTCCCCGAGGCGCACGTTTCCGCGAATGGAAGTTTGTATTTATGCCCGGCGAGCGTCTCTGCTGCGTACAGAGATAAAAACGGAAACTGCAAAGTCCGTGGGCTCAAGTGCGCTGACTGCCGCAAGGAGTTCTGGGGTCAGGAGGTAGAATGATGGAACGCCTGACATTTGAGGGGAACTTCTGCGACATCGCGCAATGCCGAGAGCTTCCGTGCCCGTATAACGGCGCGTGCTCCCAGCGTAAAGTGTGGGAGCGGCTGAAAGCCTATGAGGACACGGGGCTGGAACCTGCGATGTGCGCCAATTACAAGACGTTTGAGGATGAGGCCATCAGTAAGGACGTGACATTTAAGCGCATTGTCGCGCTGATGGAGGCCGACAGAGCTGGGCGGTTGGTGGTGCTGCCGTGCAAGGTGGGCGATACGGTGTGGAGAATAAAGCGGACATTTGAAGAATATCCAGATAGAAGCAAGCCATACATTGAGCCGAGTGGCTTCCTGCTACAAGATGTTTTCAATATAAGCAAGACCGTATTCCTCACCCGCGAGGAGGCGGAGAAAGCATTGGAGGCGATGAAGGATGAGTAAAGCCGTTATGCTGAGCATCCGCCCGCAGTGGTGCGCGAAAATCATCATTGGCAGAAAAACTATGGAATTGCGTAAGTCCGTGCCGAAACTGGAGGTACCGTTTAAGTGCTATATCTACTGCACAAGTGGTCATCCGTATATCTCCGTAAAGGGTAGAAATCTGGACAGGGATACCGCCCGGACCAATACGGTCGGTAGATGCAACGGCAAGGTTATCGGCGAGTTTGTGTGCGACTACATCCTACAACGATGTGAGATGGCAAATGCAGACATTGCCGAACAGCAATCCTGTGTTCGCCGCGAAGATATCTATTTCAAATATTCCGAAGAGGGAAAACACTATATTTACGGTTGGCATATCTCCAACCTGAAAATCTACGATGCACCGAAAAAGCTGGGGGAGTTTTGGCGAGACTGTCTGGAATACTCGGAGCTTAGCACAAACTGTTGGTCTTGCGAAAATGTTTGCGGAGATGGCGACGAAACGGACTGCAACACGGACGGGCGGCTATATCTTCACCGCCCGCCCCAGAGCTGGTGCTATGTGGAGGAGGGCTGACAATGGCTGAATACATTGAGCGGGAGGCGCTGCGCGAGATTTTAGATGGCTGGCGCGATGCTCATGCTGACGTTGATGACGTACACGGTTGCGGCTTGCTGGAAGATGTGATATGCGAGGTAGACGCACAGACGGCCGCCGACGTTGCGCCGGTGGTGCATGCGCGGTGGATTGACGATGGGAGCGGAATTATTATCTGCCCAGAGTGTGAACGGGGATATAATCTGCACGCTAAATATACCCACTACTGCCCCAACTGCGGCGTGAAGATGGACGGAGGTGAATGCGATGCCAGCTTGTAAAGCGTGTGGAGAGTGGTTTGCTAAAACCAGAGATGACAGAGTGCTTTGTAGCAAGTGCGAAATGGCATTAGGACGGCTGGCGGGTTACGCCGTGGTCGTGACTCGGTGCAAGGACTGTAAGCACTATCACAACCACCCGAACGGGCTGTGCTATTTGCACACCGAACCGAAAGAGACCGAACGTGGGTATTCCGGCGAGGCGGTGTGTGTAGAGCCGGACGGGTTTTGCAGCTACGGCGAGCGGAGGGAGGAATAATAATGGCTGAGTATTTTGCAGAAAGAACGTGCGATGTGTGTGGCACCAGAGTTGCAGTCAAAAAAAGGTTGTTCTTCAAGACGTATTACGACTATACGAGGATTCGCTTCAACGGAAGAAATGAGCGAGCTATCTTGTGCCAAAAATGCTATGCGGACATGGTGCTGGAATTGCGCGAAAAGCTTGAGGGGAAGAACCATGTTGACGATCACGATTAAAGCCAACGTCCCATGAAAGGAGCCAAATTATGAGCATCAACGTAAAGAAGTACACCAAAGACCAGATGGCAAAGATGGTGGAGGAAGCGCAGGAGAAGACTGCGGCGCTTGAAGCGGAAATCACCGAGCTGAAAAACTGCATCGACGAGAAGAATAATCTGCTTGCCGAGTACGCAAACTTAAAAGCGGCGATGCAGCGAAAGAACGCAGCACTGACCGAGCAGATCGACCAGATGAACGGAGAGGCCGTCAACAAGGCAAATGAAATCGCAAATCTGAAAGCGGACGCTGATGCGCTGCGAAATAAGCTCGATGCCACCGAGGCGGCGCTTGGACGGGCGAATGCGCTTTGCGCACAATTTCAATCTAATTTTACACTCGCATCGGAGACATGTTACAATGCCGAGCAGCGCGCAAATTACGCAGAATCCCACCCGTGGCGAAACCTGCGAGCGTGGGCGAAGAGAAAGCTCAAAATGGCATAAGAAGAGGCAGGGCGCAAGCCCTGCCTCTCTTTTTACCGTGAGGGAGAACCCCTTTCTTTTCTTTTATATTTCTTTTCTTTCGGGAGAGGGTGCTATACGCAGAGAGGTATCTATATCGTATGTAACTATACAAAGCAGAGGCAGAGAAAAGCAGAAAATTCATGCGCCCGTGGTGAGAAGTGGGAAAGCGCGTGATACCGTCGATGGTAGGACGGCCTGCTTCCCGGGCCGGGGCAAAAATGCTGCGTTAGACATAGGCCGAGGGTGGGCGGGCCTGCAGCAAAAAATAGATAGGGAAAGGGCGTGACGGTCATGGCAAAAAATGGGCACCCTCCCAAATATGCGACGGTCGAAGAAATGCAGGCCGTCATTGACCAATATTTTGAGGATTGCAAGGGAGAGCCGATCATCGGCGATGACGGCATGCCGATCCTCGACAAATTCGGTCAGCCGTTTATCATTCATCAGCGACCGCCGACGGTGACGGGGCTGGCGCTCGCGCTTGGGTTTACAAGCCGTCAAGCGCTGCTGAACTATCAGGCGAAGAAAGGGTTTGTTGACACGGTTACGCGCGCAAAGGCACGGATCGAGGCTTACGCAGAGGAACGCCTCTTCGATCGGGACGGCCAGAGGGGCGCGGAATTCAGCTTGAAATACAATTTCCGGTGGGCAGCGGAAGAGAAAAAAACGGAAGAGGCGGCAGAAAATGTGTGCGGCGTCGCGGAACTTCCTGCGGTGCTGCCGCAGCCTGTGGACGCGGGAGGTGATGACAGTGGCACGTAGCGTCGTATGGACGCCGCAGCCGAAACAGGCGTTATTCATGTCCCGTTGGGAGGACGAGGCGCTGTACGGCGGTGCTGCAGGTTAGGCGGGGGAAAATCCGATGCCCTGGTCATCGAGGCACTGCGGCAGGTGGACGTGCGCTATTATAAGGCGCTGATCCTGCGAAAGACCTTCCCGCAGCTCGCCGAGCTGATCGACAAGACACTCAACTATTATCCGCGCATCTATCCGGGCGCGCGATACAACGGCAGCAACCACACATGGACATTTCCGAGCGGGGCAAAAATCATTTTCGGCTCGATGCAGTACGCAAAGGACAAGATCAAGTATCAGGGGCAGGCGTATGACTTTATCGCATTCGACGAGCTGACGCACTTTACATGGGAGGAGTACAGCTACCTGATGAGCCGCAACCGACCGAGCGGGCCGGGCACACAGGTGTACATCCGGGCCACGGCAAACCCCGGCGGCATCGGCCACGGATGGGTGAAGGCGCGGTTTATCGCACCGGCACCACCGGGCACCCGGATGGTGCAGCTGGTGGATGTGAAGAAGCCGGACGGCAGCGTGGAAAAGCTGCGGCGCACCCGCATCTTTATCCCGTCGACCATCTTTGACAACCCGGCGCTGCTGAAGAACGACCCGGGCTATTTGAACAACCTGGCTTCCCTGCCGGAGGCGGAGAAGCAGGCGCTTTTGTACGGCAGCTGGGACAGCTTTAGCGGGCAGGTGTTCACCGAATGGCGGAACGACCCGGCCCACTACGAGGATCAGCGGTGGACCCATGTGATCAAGCCGTTCCGCATCCCGGCGCACTGGAAGATCTGGCGCGGGTACGACTTTGGCTATGCAAAGCCGTTTTCGGTGGGATGGTACGCGGCGGACGAAGAGGGCAGACTGTACCGCATCAAGGAGCTGTACGGCTGCACCGGGACGCCCAACGAGGGCACGAAAATGAACCCGGTGGAGCAGGCGCGGATGATCAAAGAGGCGGAGGAAAACGACCCGAACCTGAAAGGCAGGCACATCCAGGGCGTGGCCGACCCGGCCATTTTTAACGAGAGCCAGGGCGAGAGCATTGCCGCCATGCAGGAAAAGCACCCGAACTATATTTTCTGGGCACCGGGCGACCACACCCGGCTGGCGGGTAAGATGCAGTTCCATTACCGGCTGGCCTTTGACGCCGAGGGCCGGCCGATGTTCCAGGTATTCGATACCTGCAAGCATTTTATCCGGACAATCCCGAACCTGGTGTACGACGAGAGCAACGTGGAGGACATCGACACCACACAGGAAGACCACATTTACGACGAGTGCCGGTATGTGCTGATGGAAAACCCCATCAGCCCGCGCAAGACCGAGAGCGTGCCGATGCTGAAGGATGACCCGCTGGACATGGACGTGCGCAAGAGCCCCACAAGGGTGATGAGGATTTGAGACGATGACGATGGACGAGAAAGAGCTGCTGCGACAGCTGTCGGAGCGATACCCACCACAGGAAGAGAGCGGCCAGCAGATGCCGGACTGGATGATGCAGGGCGGACAGCCTGCGCAGATGCCGATGGGCATGCAGCTGCTTCCGGCACGGCCGGAGGGAGCGATGCCGGGAACCGGATTCCCTCAGTCTGCTGGCGCAGACAGCTCCCTCGGGGAGGGAGCCTTTGACGAAGCGGAAGCGATCGGTGAGGACGAGGTGCGGCAGGCAAACGACCTGCTGCAGAAGTACAAGGCGGGCAAAGCCGCACTGGACAAACGCATCATCGAAAACGAGCTGTGGTTCCGCATGGGACACTGGAAGAACTACCAGAACAAGATGATGGCGGGCAAGCCCACGCCAAGCAGCGGGTGGCTGTTCAACAGCATTGCCAACAAGCACGCCGACGCCATGGACAACTACCCGGAGCCGAACGTGCTGCCGCGTGCAGCGGACGACGAGGAGACTGCCAAGGTGCTGTCGAAGATCCTGCCCACGGTGCTGGAGCAGTGCGACTACGAGACAGCCTACAGCGACACCTGGTGGCGCAAGCTCAAGACCGGCACCGGCGTGAAGGGCGTGTTCTGGGACCCGGCGGCGCGGGGCGGGCTGGGCGAGATCAGCATCAAGAGCATCAACATTCTGATGCTGTACTGGGAGCCGGGCGTGGAGGACGTGCAGGACAGCCCGAACCTGTTCAGCCTGAGCCTGGCCAACAACGACCAGCTGGAAAGCCAGTACCCACAGCTCAAGGGACACACCGGCCACAGCCTGGACGTGGCAAAGTACGTCCACGACGACAGCCTGGACACCAGCGACAAGAGCGTGGTGGTGGACTGGTACTACAAAAAGGCTCTGCCCGGCGGACAGACGGTGCTGCACTACTGCAAGTACTGCAACGGCGTGGTGCTGTATGCCAGCGAGAACGACCCGCAACTGGCGCAGCGGGGATTTTACGACCACGGGAAATACCCCTTTGTGTTTGACCCGCTGTTCATGGAGGAGGATTCCCCGGCGGGGTTTGGGTTCATCGACGTGATGAAGGACACCCAGACCGCCATTGACGAGATGAACCACGCCATGGACGAGAACGTGAAGCTGGCCGCGAAGCAGCGGTATGTGCTGAGCGACACGGCAGGCGTGAACGAGGAAGAGCTGGCAGACTTTGGCCGGGACATCGTGCATGTGGTGGGACGGCTGACGGATGACAGCTTCCGGCCGCTGCAGGTGAGCGGGCTGCAGGGCAACCTGATCACCTACCGGGATGACCGGGTGAGCGAACTGAAGGAGATCAGCGGCAACCGGGACGTGAGCCAGGGCGGCACCACCAGCGGCCTGACGGCGGCCAGCGCCATTGCGGCCCTGCAGGAAGCGGGCAGCAAACTGAGCCGCGACATGCTGAAGAGCGCATACCGGGCATTTGCGAAAGAGTGCTACCTGGTGATCGAGCTGATGCGGCAGTTTTACGACGAGCAGCGGGTGTACCGCATCACCGGCGAAAGCGGCGGCACGGAGTATGTGCCTTTTAGCAACGCGGCACTGCAGGCGCAGCCCGGCGGCATGGTGGGCGGTGTGCAGCTGGGCGACCACGAGCCGGTGTTTGACATCACGGTGACGGCGGCAAAGAAGAGCACCTTCAGCCGCCTTAGCCAGAACGAGACGGCGAAAGAGTGCTACCAGCTGGGATTTTTTGCACCGGCGAACGCGGACGCCGCGCTGGCGGCGCTGGACATGATGGACTTTGAAGGCATCGAAAAGGTGCGGGAGCGGGTGAGCCAGAACGGCACGCTGTACCAGCAATTGCAGCAGATGGCCCAGCAGCTGCAGAAGATGGCGGCAATCATCGACCGGCAGAACGGCACCAACGTGAGTGCGGCGGCCAGCGCGGCCGGGCAGGCGGCAGCAGGCAGCGGGGGCGGAAGCGGCGGCAAGACCGCGGCGACCAGCACTCTGAACAGCCTGGGCGGCGTGGTGGGCGACAGAAGCGGGAGCCTTTCCAGCCAGGCGGCGAAGCGGGCCATGGATGTGAACAACCCGAACAAGGAATAAGGCTGCCATGGGCAGCATGATGTGCGCTGCGGCGCAATAAAAGAACGGAGGAAAACCGGATGATCAAAGCAACGGTAATGCGGACGATGTGGAATGTGGGCAGGACGCAATACACAGTGAAAGCAGAAGGCCACGCGGGCGCAGGCAAGTACGGCAGCGACATTGTGTGCGCGGCCGTGAGCGTGCTGATGCAGACGCTGGCAAACGAGGTGGAAGAAGCTGCACGGGCCGGGGCGCTGACACTGGGTGTTGTGGCCCATGGCGACGGATGGATGAAGGTGGAAGTGACGCCGACCGACAGCATCTGCAATACGATGGAAGCCTGGGTGGAGTTTGTACAGGACGGACTGGACGCCATCGCCCAGAGCTACCCGGACAATGTGCAACTGGAGATGCACACGGTCTATGCAGACACGGACGCGCCGGACGAGGAAGAATCACTGGACGTGGCAGACGGAAAGCTGAATTTGCAGTTGTTTGCAGAGGGCGCTGCCGCTTCCGGTTCTGCGGCGGCGGGCGGCGATGCTGCAGGAGAGGGCACGGCGGAGATCACCGGGCCGGAACTGCGGCCGGCACAGGAGCGGCTGGCAAAGCGCAGCCGACCGGGCAGAGCGGTGAAGGCCGCCCCTGCCTGTCCGGCCGCCGACGGCGGCGCGGATGCCGGAACTCCCACAAAGGGGGAGCCGAGTAAAGAGGAAGCACCCGGCGAAGAGAAGCCCAAGACGCAGCAGGGACAGCCCGAGCAGGAGCCAAAGCCGACGGACCCGGCAGAAAAGCGAAAGGCCTTTGGGCAACTGATGCAGAGCGAGTATGCGGCGGAGTTTGAAGAGGCACTGCAGCGGGCGTCGGAGATGGCCGTGAAGAACGTGCTGGACAACCCGGCGGTGAAGGGGCTGATGGACGCGCTGGGCGAGGCGTATGGCATCGACGTGCAGAGCGCGGACAACCTGGCTGCCCTGACCGAGGCCGTGAAGAACGGGAAGGTGAAGAACGACGAATACTATGAGACGCTGGCAGCGGAGCGCGGCATCAGCGTAAAGACCGCGCGGGAAATGGACCGGATGGAAAGCGAGCTGCAGCGGGCGAACGCCGAGAAGCAGCGGGCCGAACAGGTCCGGCAGGCGGCCGAGCACCAGCAGCGTGCGGCGGCCGTGCGGGCCCAGTGGGAAGCGGAAGCGGCCCGGCTGAAGGTGAAGTACCCGGCGTTTGAGCTGGACAAGGTGCTGAACAACCCCAGCGTGGCGGACATGATCCGGCGCGGCATCGGGCTGGAAGCGGCGTACCGGGCCGCCTACTTTGACCAGCTGATGGAGGCAAGCACGGCACGCACGGCCCAGCAGGTGGAGCAGGGCGTGACGGCGCGGATCCAGCAGAGGGCACAGCGGCCGGCCGAGAACGGGGCGCACCCCGGCGGCGCGGCCGAGATGAAGGTGGACGTGGCGCACATGACCGCCAAGCAGCGGGCCGAGCTGGCAAAGCGGGCACGGCGCGGCGAGCGCATCGTGCTGTGAGAGATTTCCCACGCAGAGGGCGTGAGAAGATAAAAACCTTGAAGGAGGACAAACAGATGAGCAAAAAGAGACTGGATCTGCAGATGTTTGCGGATGCAAGCGCACAGCTGCAGAATACCACCGCATCCAGCGGCATGACCGCCGAGATGAAGACCTACTACGAAAAGACCCTGCTGGATCTGGCAGAGCCTGCGCTGGTGCATGACCAGTTCGGCGACAGCTACCCGATCCCGGCGAACAACGGCAAGACCATTGAGTTCCGCCGGTACGACAGCCTGCCGAAGGCCACCACCCCGCTGACCGAAGGCGTGACCCCGACCGGCCAGACCCTGAACGTGACCACCATCACCGCCGAGGTGCACCAGTACGGCGGCTGGGTGGCCCTGACCGACATGCTGGACCTGACCGCCATTGACAACAACGTGGTGCAGGCCACCAACATTCTGGCCAGCCAGGGCGGCCGCACCATGGACACCGTGGTGCGCGACATCCTGAACGGCGGCACGAACGTGATTTACGCGCCCAAGGTGGCGGACGGCGTGGAGACTGCCGTGACCAGCCGCGCAACGCTGGACGCCACCGCACAGCTGACCGTGGACCTGATCGACCAGGCGGTGGCCATGCTGCAGGCCCAGAACGCGGACCCCATCGGCGACAGCTATGTGGCCATCGTGCACCCGTACACCAGCTATGACATCCGCAAGGACCCGAACTGGATCGAGGCGCACAAGTACGCGGCCCCGGAAGAGATCTTCAACGGCGAGATCGGCAAGATCAACAACGTGCGCTTTGTGGTGTCGAGCGAAGCAAAGATCTGGAAGGGCACCGGCTGCCCGAGCGGCCTGGCGGTGTTCAGCACCCTGGTGCTGGGTGCCCACGCCTACGCCACCACCGAACTGGAGGGCGGCGGCATGCAGCACATCGTGAAGCAGCTGGGCTACGGCGATGACCCGCTGAACCAGCGCGCGTCCGTGGGCTGGAAGGCTGTGAAGACCGCCGAGCGCCTGAGCGAGCAGTACATGGTGCGCATTGAGAGCTGCAGCGCACGCTACAGCGCCAAGGCACTGGCAAACTAAGAAAATCAAGGAGGTACGACGATGGCAGTAAAAAAGACTGAGACGGCCGTGCAGGACACCGAGGCCGCAAAGAAGAACACCATGGACACTCTGGAGAAGGACACCGAGGTGATCCACCTGTTTAAAGACAGCCAGCGCTATAAGGCGCCTGTGTTTGTGGGCGTGAACGGCGAGACCTACCTGATCCAGCGCGGCGTGGACGTGGAGGTGCCGAAGGCGGTGGCCGAGGTGCTGCGCCACAGCGAAGAGATGGACAACGCGGCCATGGCCCGCATTGCCGAAGCAGAGGCGGCGGCCGTGCAGCAGGCACAGCGCGTGTAACAAAAGAGACAGAGGGCCCCGGTACAGCGGCACATGGCTGTGCCGGGGCCTTTTGATTTGGAAGGAGAAGATGACGAGATGACGGCGGGACAGGCCATGGAGCAGGCTGACGAGATGCGGCCGAACAACGAATTTTCGGACAGTCTGAAACAGAGCTGGCTGCGGCAGTGCGACAGCCGCCTGCGCGGGAGCGTGGTGGAGCGCAGCGAGACGGTGGACTTTGACGACGTGGGCGCGGACACGGCATGGGCCGAAGGCCTTGCCTACGACACCGAGCTGCTGGCCCCGGAGCAGTTTGCACCCCTGTATGTGCATTGGCTGTGTGCGCAGATGGACCTTGCCCTGGGCGAGGTGGCACGGGCGGCCAACGAGATGCAGCTGTACAGCGACTATGTGCAGGAGTTTGCCGCATGGATGCGCAGGCGCTATGCCCCGGCGGGCGGTGTGCAGTGGAGGTACTGAGATGACGGACGGGCGAAACCTGAACATCTTGCAGAGCGGGCGGCAGATGCTGCGGGCCTTTGGCGGGGTGAACGAGACCTACGGGTGCAGCGAGGCGGAGCTGAGCAGCAGCCTGAATTTTTCCGGCCGGGGGTACCCGGCTTTGCAGACGCGGGCGACCCGCAAAAAAGTGCGGGAGGTACAGGACGTGAACGGTATGTACCACCTGAACGGGCTGGTGATCTGCCGGGGAACCACGCTGGAGTACACCCCGGACGCCGACGAGAGCCGGGCCGGGGCGGTGGTGCTGGAAAACGCGCTGACCGACAACGAGAAGGCCATGACCGGCATGGGCACGAAGGTGCTGATCTGGCCGGACAAGAAGGCCTTTGACACGGTGAGCGGGGAGCTGACGGACCTTGCGGCGGCGTGGACGCTGAGCGGAGGGACCATGACCGTGACCCCCTGCGACGGCGAGGGCCGGACCTACACGCCGGACGGCGTGGGCACGACCGAGCCGGAGAGCCCGGCAGACGGGCGGCTGTTTTTGAAGGGGGACGCCGAGAGCCCTTACGGCGCGGGCAGCGTACTGCTGAAGTACAGCGCGAAGAACAAGAAGTGGAGCGAGATCCTGCTGACGAGCCTGCGGCTGCACTGCCCGGGCCTTGGCAGCGTGCTGAAGGAAGGCGACACCGTGACGGTGAGCGGGATGCCGGGCACCGTATGCAGTGCGGCGGCGGCCGGGCTGAACGGCGAGGTGAGCATCAGCACGCTGGACGGGGACGACGTGATCACGACGCTGGCCGTGCCGGAGGACAGCACCCGGTACTATGGTAGCTGGACCGTGACGGCCACCGGCACCAGTTGGCGAAGCGCCGACGGCAAGGTGACCGAGAACGAAGCGGCCGCAGCGCCGGTGAAGCTGGAACGGCGGGTGCCGGATCTGGACTTTGTGACCGAGCAGGGCAACCGGGTGTGGGGATGCAGCCGGGAGGAAAACAGCATTTATGCCTGTGCCCTGGGCGACCCCACCAACTGGTACAGCTACCGGGGCATTGCGTCGGACAGCTACGCGGTGAGCGTGGGCAGCGACGGCGCGTTTACCGGGGCGGCCAGCTGCCTGGGGTACCTGCTGTTTTTTAAGGAAAACTGCATCCACAAGCTGTACGGCTCGAAGCCAAGCGACTACCAGATGAGCGGTGTGCGGTGCCGGGGCGTGGCGGCAAATGCGGCAAAGAGCCTGTGCGTGATCGCGGAGACACTGTATTATCTGTCGCCGGACGGGGTGATGGCGTGGAGCGGAAGCCTGCCTGCCAAGGTGAGCGGCGCGCTGGACACCGGGAAGCTGACGGCGGTGGACCGGGCCGTGGGCGGGCAGCTGGATGCGCGGTACTACCTGTACCTGCACCGGAAAACGGACACGGGCAGCGGGCGGCTGCTGGTGTACGACACCGAGCGGGGCCTGTGGCAGGAGGAGAGCGCGGCGGGCACCGGGATGGTGAGTACCGGCCAGCAGCTGTACCTGTGGGACGGCAATGCCCTGTGGGCGGCCGACCCGGAGCGGGAAGTGAGCGGCGAGGACGAGACGGGGCTGAAATTTGAGGCCGTGACCGGAGACATCGGCCTTGCCGTGCCGGACGACAAGTACATCAGCCGGGTCACGCTGCGCATGGATGCACTGGCCCACACGGTGCTGACCGTGGCGGTGAGCTACGACGGCGGGGACTGGGAGACGGTGAGCAGCTGTGCGGTGACGAGGGACCACCAGCGGGTGAACCTGCCCTTTGTGCCCCGGCGGCACGACACCATGCGGCTGAGATTTGCAGGCACCGGACAGATGGTGCTGCGGAGCATGGCCTTTACGTTTGCGGATGCAGCAGGGGCAAGGGTGAGCGGCGCGGTGCCGAGACGATGAAAGGAGAAGACAATGGCAAGCATTGCGGGACTGGCGGGCATCGGCCTGCCGAGCTTCAGCGACCAGATGCCGGAGGCGGACGCGCGGGCGCTGACGAACTACCTGTACCAGCTGAACGAGCAGCTGACCTATGTGCTGACCAACCTTAGCAGCGAGAACATGAGCGAGGATTATCTGAGCGGAAAGGAGAGCTGAAGATGAGCAGACTGAGCAACGCGCGGAGCGAGCTGGAGCGCTTTGAACAGACGAAACCGGCCGACTACCAGAGCAAGTACAAGGGCCAGATCGACAACGTGATGGGCAAGCTGGATGATCTGGGCGGTTACGACTATGACCCGGCGGCCGATACGGCATACCAGCAGTACAAGAGCGAGTACACCCAGAAGGCAAAGCTGGCGAACCAGAACGCGCAGGCCAGTGCCAGCGCACTGACCGGCGGGTACGGCTCCAGCTACGGCACCCAGGCGGGCCAGAAGGCCTATGCGGCGACCATGAGCGACCTGGACAACGTGCTGGACAGCCTGACGAGCCAGAGCCGCAGCGAATACAACACCCGGAAGAGCGGGCTGCAGCAGGAGCTGAACGGCCTGCAGGAGGCCGAGCAGAATGACTACAACAAGTACCAGAAAGACCTGTCGAACTGGTACAACGACCTGAGCTACAGGCAGAACGAGTACAACAACGCCTATGCACAGCGGCAGCAGAACGTGAGCAGCACCCTGAACGGGCTGTTCAGCGTGCTGGGCATTGCGGCGCAGATCCTGCCGTTTTTCTTTATCTGAGAATGGAGGTAGAGCATGGGGACCATCAAGAGACTGAACGACCAGCAGAAACAGCAGGCACAGGCGGAAGCGGCCATGCCGGGGGCGTATGAGAACCGCTACGACGAAGGGATCCAGAACGCGCTGGCGGGAATGGACAGTGCCAACAGCGCGGGCCTTGGCTACGACAGCCAGAACGGCACCTACCGGGGCGCCCTGAGCCGCCTTTTTGGCAATGCAGGCGCCGGGGCCAGCGCGGCCGAGCAGGTGGCAAACAGCCTTAGCGGCGGGTACGGCACGGACTGGGCCAAGAGCGCGGCACAGCAGGCGGCGGCCGGGGAGACGGGCCAGACCGCCAACGTGTACGCCCAGGCGCGGGCGGATGCCCTGAGCCAGTGGCGGCAGGAACTGGCCGGGCAGGGCACCCAGCTGGACAACCTGCTGACGCAGGACCAGCTTGCACGCAGCGAGTACGACGGCAGCGTGGCGGATGCGGCGAACTGGCGGAATTACCGGTACGGCCGCACCCAGCAGGCCCGGCAGGAGAACAGCGACTTTTTGAACAACGTGTGGAACGTAATCAAGAATGTGGGCAGCGATGTGGGCAAGGCTTATGATGCTTACAAGGGGTACAGCCAGCAGAAGATGGCGATGGACGCAGCTGGCTACCAGATGGCAATGGAAGCGTTTGATTCGGGAGACCCGGAGCGGGCAAGGCAGATCCTGAAGATGTATAACTTGGACGAAACACAAGTGGACAGCTGGACGGAGAGCTATGCGACCAAACAGAGCAAGGCGAACTGGAGCAATTCGGTCATCGAGCAGGCAACCGCATATCAGCAGGCAGGATATCCGGAGCTGGCGAACCAGCTGATGACGGATGCCGGATATGATCCAGGCCTGCTGGAAACATGGGGAGGTCTGACAGACGTTCAGAAAGACCAGATGGCAGCGTTGCTGCAGGGTGCAGAACTTGCGGCCGGAGGAAACGACACGGCGGCGCACAACTACCTGCAGATGGCGGGGCTGCCCACGGGGAGTGTGGACAGCTACAGCACCATTGCAAACCGGCTGAACCAGGCAGACCTTGCCAAGTACGCAAGCCAGCTGGCACTGCAGAACCGGTACAGGACCACGACCGGGACAGGAAGCGGGAGACGGAGCGGCGGTACGAGCCGCAGCACGAAGAGCGGCAGCACGAGCAGCAAGGTGGACGGGTACACCCAGCCGCAGCTGAACACGATGTTTAAAGAGTACAGCACCATGAAGCCGGACGACCAGCGGCGAAGCTACTACGAGGACACACTGGCTGATGCAGGGCGCATCGACCGGCTGAGCGGCGTGGGCAACCCCGGCAAGGCAAACGGCACAGCCTGGGAGCAGGGCATGTACAACGCGCGGAAGATGGCCAACAGCGGGTACAGCCAGAACCAGATCGCAAGCGAGCTGGCCAACAACACGAGCCTGAGCAGCGACCAGATCTCGGCCATTATGAACCAGATCGACTACGAGTGGCGCGGAACGAAGTGATGAGGTGAGCGTATGGGATGGAGCGCACAGGACATTGAAAAGCTGCGCAAACAGAATAATGGGCAGAAGAGCACAGCGGGAACCGGCCAGAGCGCGGCACCGAAAAGCACGACGGCCCCGGCCACGGCGCGGAGCAGCGGAAGCACCGGCTGGAGTGCGGAAAAAATCGACGCGCTGCGGACGGGCAGCGGGACCAAGCCGGCGGCCAAAAGTACCGACGCCTGGGTGAACCGGAGCGCTGGCACCAGCGTGCGCAGCACGGCACAGAAAGCCGGGACGCAGAGCGCGGGAAAGAGCAATCAGAACCCCACGAGCGGAAGCCTGAGCGCGCAGGTGCTGGGGCAAATGACCGGGACCCAAAGCGTGCAGACCACGAAAAAGGCGGGATCAAAGTTGCCGACGGTGGAACGCACCGGACAGCCGGAGTGGCTGGGAACGGGCAAGAACAGCGCCCCGGCGGCCAAGGTGCTGGGGACCGGGACCAAGAGCGGAAAGACCTATGCCGAGCGAAACAACGCCATGCCGATGCAGAGCACGAGCGGGGCAATGGCCAGTGCACCGAACGCGGAGAGCGTAAAAAAGCAGATCAAGGATGCGGACGCAAAGCGGGTGGAAAGCTGGTATGCGCGGGATGCACAGCAGCTGAAGCAGGAGACTGAAGAGCTGAAGGCAACCGACAAGTTCAGCGATTTCGACCGGCTGAACCAGTGGATGGATGCAGACCCGCAGCACCGGCAGCTGGTGCGGCTGCTGCGCACCGGCAAGGGGAACAAGACCTATGCTGAACGAAACAACGCCATGCAGCCGATAAGCGTGAGCGGGGCAATGGCCAGTGCGCCGACGGCGGAAACGAGCACGGAAAAGCGGGAGTACACCGACGCGGAGCTGCTGGCCAAGGGCTACAGCCGCAAGCAGATCCGAGAGGCGCGGCAGTACATTGCCGACTTTGATGCCCTGCCGGACTGGCAGCGGGCGGCGCGGCGCATCTCCAACACGATCGGCGGCATTGTGGACACGGTGGCGTCGGCCCCGCTGATGGCGGGCGAGACGGCCGTGCGGAGCGTGCAGAACGCAGCGGAGACCGGAAAGAACTGGAACGAGCTGCAAGAGAGCGTGAAGAGCGACGACCGGCAGTGGAAACTGCTGCGCCTGATGACCGGCGGAAAGACCCAGTATGCAGAGCGGGACAACGCCATGCAGCTGAACAGCAGCGGGGTGATGGCGGCCCCGGCCCAGAGCACCGGCATGGCCTACACGGACGAAGAGCTGAAGGCCAAGGGCTACAGCCAGAGCGAGATCGACCGGATGCGGGCGCGGATCAGCGGGGCAAAGGTGAGCGAGGGCATCGACCCGGAGAAGAGCCTGGGCTACCAGATGTACAAGCGCGGCCAGCAGATGAACGAAGCGGCGCAGGCGGGCATGAGCCCCATTGCGCGCCAGCTGATGGGGGTGACCACCAGTGCGGCGGAGAACCTTGCGGTGGCGGGCATCAGCCCGGCGCTGGTGCTGCCGGTGCTGAGCGCCCAGGGCGGCGCGGAAGCCATGGGCCAGAGCATTGACAAGGGCGAGAGCGCAGGCAAGACGCTGGCAGGCGGCCTTGCGAAGTTTGGCGCGGGCTGGGCCATCAACAGCGTGGGCGCGGCAGACCTTGCCCGGACCATGGGCAGCGACTACGCCAAGGACACGCTGGCGGGCAAGCTGGCGGACGTAGTGCGCAGCGTGGCAGACAACGGCGTACTGGCGCAGCAGTACCCGACGGTGGCGAATGCCATTTCCGGCGGCATCGACAATGCCATGCAGGCCTTTGTGGAGACCTATGCGGACAAGGCCATTGACGCGGCCCTGGGCGATGCGCAGGCGGCCGAGGAGATGTTCAGCCGAGACACCTTTTTGCAGGCGCTGGAAAGCGGCCTTTCCGGCGGCGCTTCCGGCGCGCTGGGCGGCGCTGTGGGCACCCAGCTGGGCAGGATGAGCGCGGCGCTGGAGGCAGCGGACGGTCAGACGGTGCAGCGGAACGAACCCTCTCCGTCAGCGCAGGGCGCTGACAGCTCTCCCGAATGGCGAGCTTTGGGGGACGAACTCCCTCAGTCGCCTGCGGGCGACAGCTCTCCCGAGAGGGCGAGCTTGGGGCTGGAACGGCAGACGGAAGCGCAGACAATGCAGAGCAGCAACCCGGCGGTGCAGCAGCTGGCCGAAGCGATGGACAGCGGGACCCTGACAAGCAGGACCATCAAGCTGTTTGCCCCGAACGCGGCCAACGAAGCGAACCGCGCGGCCTTTGCCGAGGCATACGGGATGAAGCTGCCCGAAACGGCGGCACAGACCCGGCAGGTGCTGCGGCAGATGGAAGCCGAGCGGAGCACGGCGCAGTCGGCGCAGGAGGAACAGCAGGCACCGGAAGCCGTGAAGCAGGAGCAGACCGGGGAGCAGCAGGGCAGCGGCCGGGAGATCCGGGACGGCGTGATGACCACATGGAACCCGGACGGGCCCGTGGAGACGCAGGTGCTGGATCCGGAGATGGCTGCGCGGGCACAGGCCGAGCAGCCGGCGCAGGCCGCACAGAAGCGGACCGTGGAAAACACCGGGGAAACGGTGGAAACTCCCGCAGTCTCGCATTCGCTCGACAGCTCCCTCGGTGAGGGAGCCTTTGCACAGCAGGCGGAACCGACAGCCCTGCGGGAGACGGCCGGGTTGGAAGTGCGCAGCGAGGGCGCGCAGAAGAGCAGCGTACAGCGGGAGCTGCTGCGCTGGAAGGTAAGCGAGGGCGCGGCACAGACGCTGAGCCGGAACATGCCGACGGGCATTGCGGACGAGAGCCGGTATGCGGCGGCGGCCTCCAGCCTGTACCGGCTGGGACAGATGGAGGACGTGACCACCTTTGACAAGGCTATGGAGCTGGCGAAGGGCATGAACGGCCTTGCGGTGAACACGGACTATGTGCTGGCACAGCCCGGCGGCGCGGCGGCGCTGAAGATCGCGTGGCTGCAGGGCAAGGGCGAAGCGGAAGCCGGGGCCGTGCAGACCGGGACACTGGGCGGTGCGCTGAGCGCAAAGAGCGTGAGCGGAAGCGGACGGGTGCTGTACAAAGGCACCATGCGCACGGCAGACGAGGTGGCCACGAAGCTGATCGAGCTGAACGCGCGGGCGACCGACACCGATGCGGTGCTGAAGGCGGTGCTGGAAGGCGACGAGCGGGTGAAGGCCTATGTGGACACGGCTGCCGGACAGATCTTTTTTGCAGACAGCGCGGGAGACGTGTTCGGCACCGCGCTGCACGAGGACTGGCACTGGTATAACGCTTTGGACACCGAGGGCGCAAAGGCAGTGCAGCAGCATGTGATGGAGTATCTGGCCAAGAGCGAGGGCTTTGAGAACATTGACGAGCTGATCCGGAATAAACTTTCCGACTACGCACAGCAGGGTCTGACCTACGGCGAAGCGGCGGAAGAGCTGGTGGCGGACGCGTGGCGCGGCATCTTTGACAGCGAGGAGAGCTTCAAGCGGTGGGTGGAGTTCCAGCGCGGGCAGGCGGAGAAGAACGCAGGCCGGGCGGGGACCATCCGCAAGGTGATGAACGCGGTGAAGGACCTTTTGAGCGACATCGTGAGCCGGGCAAAGGAAGTGCTGGCAAACGACCCGGAGAACAAAGCCGCCCTGAAAGCGCAGCGGCTGGCCGAGGCCGAGAAACGGGCGCTGCAGGAGGAATACTTTGCCCACGCGGAAAAGGCCATGGACGCCCTGCGCGCGGCAAAAGAAAACGCCGCGACCCTTGAGAACAAGGGTGCGGCGAAGGAAAGAAGGTATGAAATCAACCCGGAATATGCTGATGACGTTGACCAGTGGGATAAAGAAGGAAGAAACAGTAACAGAACCTTTATTCTTGGACGAACCGGTGATGCTCTGCAAAGTCTGGGCGCGCGGAAAAGTGATATCTACATGAAAGCGGATAAGATCAACACGATTTTGAAAGAGCACCCGGAGATGACACTGGAAGAAATCAAGCGCATCCCGGAAATTCTGGATGAACCGGTGATGATCCTGACCAGCCAGAACAAGGGCAGAACAAAACAGAACACACGGCTCGTGATGTTCGGCGATGTGAAAGCGCAGGACGGCAGACCGGTGCTGTGCGTACTGGATCTGAGACCGGTAGAGAATCACATCGTTATCAGCGATATGCAGAAGGTGACCAGTGCATACACCAAGGATGTGAACCCAGTGGAGTTTGTGCGCAAGAGCGACGTGCTGTATGTTGATGAAAACAAAGAAAGAACCACCGAGCTGTTCCGGACACTAGGCTTCAAAATACCTAGCGAACTACAGCTCAGTGGTTCCATAGGTAGGATAGCATATGGCAATCAGGATGTCAAGCTCAGCGGAGTGAAATTTACGGAACTGGAAGAAAAAACACCTATAAAGAAAAATATCCGCTTCCAGCTGGCGGCACCGGTAGAGGTGGACAGCCAGAAAGACCTTGTGGCGGTGCACAACCTAACCGAACAGAACCTGCAGGAAGCGCTGGAACTGGGCGGGATGCCGTCGCCGTCTATCGCGGTGGTAAAGGCACAGGAGGGGCACACGAAGTACGGGCCGATCTCTTTGGTGTTTGGCAGCGATACCATTGACCCCATGGTGAACCGGAAAAACCGGGTGTACGGTGCGGATGCATGGACCCCTACAAGGCCGGGGGTGGAGTATGAAGTGAACTACGAGGCCATGCGGGACTTTGAAAACCGGGTGTACGAGGCAAGCGGGGAAGCCTTTGAAGGAAAGTTTGTGAACAGCGCTGCGGTGCAGCGTGCAGGTGTGGACAAGGCAAGCAGCCTGAGCCGGGAGGAACTGGCACAGAAGATGCAGCGAGACACCGGGGTGCAACTGGCATACCTGAAGGACAAAGGAATAACGGTGGAACCGGTGTACCGGATGGAACAGGAACAATTTGACAGCATTGGAAACGATGCGCTGGAGGCTGTGATCCGGCGCACGGGCGAGGCAGAGATCAAGGAGGCGTTTGAAGGCGGAGATATTGACCGACTGGACAAGCTGGCGGATGCGGCTGCGGATGCCTTGGAGGAAAAGTACACCCATGGAGCACTGGAGGGGCAAAACAGAAGGTGGATGCTGCGAATCAATAAGCTGCGGAATGAAAACAGAGGGCGACTGTACCAACTGCTGGAACACGCATACAAAATGCTGACGGACACAAGTGCCGGAAAACAGACGCTGGATGTGGAGGCGACCCGGAATGCGATCCGGGAAAAGGCACCGGAGCAAAAGGTGGAGCAGTGGGTGTACGACAAGCTGGAAGGTGTGCTGGGAGAAAAGGGTATCCGGAATGAAAAAGAACCGTTTACCCCGAGCGGTAAGAAGCGGAGCTTTGCACAGCTGCACAACCCCTACACGCTGGAGAATCTGGTGAAGGCCATGAACAGCCAGAATGCACGCGGACAGGATGTTTTGGGCGTATCGGCAAGCACCTTGATGAGCACGACAACGGCGGAGTACAAAACACTGGACGAGGTGCGGGCGGACAAGGGACGGCTGCGGCAGATGCCGGAGGCAGAGTACAAGAAGCTGCTGGAGGATGCGGACGGACAGATCGAACAGGTGATCCGGATGCTGCGGCAGGAAACGACGCCGCACAGCGACAACAGCTTTGAGGAACAGGAGATCCTGGGCGAGATCCTGCTGCGGGCAGCCGAGGGAAAGCACACGGCGGCGGCCATCGGCAAGGCATTTGCCAAAGAGGATTACATCATCAGCAAGGACGCGGCGCAGAGGATCCTGAAGCTGTACAAGGACGTGGCGAAGATCCCGACCGGGTACTTTGAAGCAAAGCCCCAGCGTGCCGTGGGCTTTGACGAGGTGCGGGCGGCGATCCTGCCGGACAACACAAGCCGGAGCCTGATCGACGAGCTGAAGCAGAAGGGCGTGAAGGTGGAGCTGTACAAGGCCGGAGACGATGCCCAGCGTACCGCGGTGCTGAACAGTGTGCCGGATGTGCGTTTCCAGATCGCGGAGCAGGCGAGCCGGGACGCGAAGCGGAACGAGCAGCAGCAGGCCAGCCGGGTGATCGCGGAGAAGGCGGCGGCGCTGGACACGCTGAGCCAGTTCTTTGGGCTGACACGGGGCGTGACGGTGAGCCGGAGCGCGGTGGAGGAGCTGGCCGGGCGCTGGCTGGACGCGAACGGAAGCAAGGCTGACCGGACAAAGCTGACGCAGGAGACCGAAGTGCTGATGAACTACCTGAAGGCAGACGGCGCGGACATGAACAAGGCGCAGGCGCTGGCTGAGACGCTGGCGGGCGAGATCCAGGACGGGGCGACCTACCGCAATACGGAGCAGTGGGACGAATACCCGGATCTGCACAAGCTGGAATACACCGTGAGCAGGGACGGACAGGCAAAGGCAGAACTTGTGAAACGGTACGGCAGCTGGAGCGAAGCGGTGGCCGAGGCACGGCGGCACGGCGTGACATTGCGGCAGGCCGACGGTGTGCGGGACGGAAACCCGGCGGAACTGTACGAGAGCCTTGTGAATGACCGGAGTGCGGCAGGCGAGACGCTGAACGGTGAAAGCGCACTGTGGAAAGCTGCAGCGGAAAAGGCCGGTGTGGCGGGGGCATTGAGCATGGAGAGCACCGAGTGGCTGGACGTGCTGATGAACCTGCACGACGCCATCAAACCAAAGACGATGAGCCGGTTTGCGGACGACGCGGAATATGAGGACGCAAAGGTGGAGCTGGCGGGCAGGATCATCGGGGACATCATGCAGCTGCCGCAGCTGAACGACGCCGAGGCTATTTTTGAAGGCATCCAGAGGAACAGCCTTGCCATGGCAAAAGCAGCTGCGGGCAGCGACGAGCGCGCGGCTGAAGTGGAGAAGGGCCTGAAGGATGTGCAGAAAGCTCAGAGCCGGGAGTTTGGCCGGCGGCTGGCGCAAAACCAGAGGGCTGCAGGCCGGAACGCCGAAGTGCAGCAGACACAGCAGCTGCAGAAGCAGCTGGACAAAAACCTGAAGCGTTTCGGTGTGGACGCCGCCAACGCGGGCGACCTGAACGAAAAGCTGACCGTGCTGCGGGAAAGCTATGAGCGGGAGATGAAAGCAGAAAGCAAGCGGATGAAGGCAGAGCTGCAGCAGATGCGGGACGAGGCAAAACTGGAACTTCGGAAGCTGAAAAGCGAGAACGCAGAGCTTGCCAGACAGGCAAAGGGCGAGCAGCAGCGCGCAGACAAGGCAGAGTACAGCCTGATGGCGCAGGAAGATGAAGTGCGGGAGCGGGACCTTTTGAACCAGCAGCGGGCAGCCGAGTGGTACCGGGAGCAGGGAGAAAGGCTTGCCACGGAACGGCAGGTGATGCAGCAGCAGCGGGATGAAGAGATCGCCATTGCAAAGCGGGTGGCCGAAAAGCGGGTGCAGCGCGCGCGGGACGGCCGGAAGATGGACGAGCTGAAGCGGAGCGTGCGGCGGAATGCGGCGGCGCTGAACCAGATGGTGCTGCGGCCGAGCCCAGGCAAGTATGTGAGCCAGCGGCTGATCAGACAGGCGGCTGATGTGGCAAAGCTGGCCGACATGACCACGCTGAACGACAAGGCGGTGAACCAGCTGACACGGCTGCAGGACAACATCAAGAAGAGCATGGGCGAAGAGGGAAGCCCCACGGCTATGACCGAGGAATGGAAGCAGAGCAAGGTGCCGGAGCTGATCGCAGCGCTGAAGGATGATCTGGACATGACGAAAGAGGTCCATCTGGACGAGTTGCAGGGACAGCTGATCGAAGCGCAGGCAATGCCGGACAACGAAAAGACGCGGGCGCTGACCGAACGCATTGAGAAACGCATCTGTGAGACGAAGAACCGCACCTACCTGCCTATGACGGTGGAGCAGATGCGGATGCTGCGGGACATTACCGGCGCGGCGCTGACCGTGATCCGGAACGAGAACAAGACCGTGAGCCTTGCAAAGGCCGAAGAGGTGAGCAAGATCGCGGACGAGGCGGCCTATGAGGTGACGCTGAGCAAGGGTAACCACCCCGGCGGGGCGCTGGACGGGCTGCAGAACCTGCTGACCAAGTACAACCTGGACATGCTGGGGGCCGAGCGGGTGCTGCGGATGCTGGGCGGCTACAAGAACGGCGGGCAGATGGAGAAGATCGGGCAGATGCTGAACGACGGCCAGTACCGGCAGACGAAGATCACCATCGAGGGCGAGAAGCTGTTTGCGGACGTGACGGGCGCAGAGCACGCCAAGGAAGCGCAGGCCTTTGCCGGGCCGGGTGCGGACCTTGTGGACGTGGGCCTGAGAGACACGAACCACAACGCGGTGCCGCTGACCCACGCGCAGCTGTGCAGTTTGTACATGCACCTGCAGAACAAAGACAGCCTGGAGCACCTGATGCGCGGCGGTATGGTGGTGCCGGATGCGCAGCTGTACAGCAAGGGCGACATGGAGCAGGCCTACCAGAAGGGACAGCTGGTGCAGCTGGGCATGCTGAGCGACGCGGACGGCATGCCGACAGCGGACACCATCCTGAACACGCTGGAAGCGGCCATGACCGACTACGACCGGGCGTGGTGCGCGGACATGAAGGAGTTTTTTGGAAACTACACCACGAAGCTGATCAACGAGACGAGCCTGCAGCTGGTGGGTTACAAGCGGGCCACCGTGCAGAACTACTACCCAATCGAGGTGCACAAGGCCGATCTGGCAACCGAGATCGACGGCGTGAAGCTGGACGCGACCATTGAGGGCCGGGGCTTTTTGAAGAACCGTGTGAAGAGCAGCCAGCCCATCCTTTTGGAAGAGTGCTCGAGCGTGGTGCAGCGCAGCCTGCGGGACACGGCAGCCTATGCGGGACTGGCCGCGCCCATCCGGGACGTGCAGAAGATCCTGAACGCAGGGGTGGAGACCCGGGACGGCGTGAAGACCCTGAAAAACGGCGTGATCAAGGAGCAGTGGGGCACGAAGGCCGTGAGCTACCTGGACGATCTGCTGACCGACCTGCAGACCACCCAGAGGCACCGCTCCAACGGCGTGAGCCGGATGCTGAGCACGCTGCGGGGCAACTACGCGGGGGCGGTGCTGACCCTGAACCCCGGCGTGGCCATTGCACAGGCGGCGAGCCTGCCGACGGCGGCGGCCGTGCTGGGCGGGGACACCATGGCGTCGGTGATGCCATTTGTGAAAAACCTGTCGCCGAAGCAGAAGGCGGCGCTGGAAGCGGAAATTGCAGAGCACGGGGACGTGCTTTTGCAGTGGCGGCAGCGTGGGACCGGAAAAGGCGAGCTGCAGAGCATCGGCAAGCGGGAGACGCTGGTGCAGAAGGGCATGGACAAGGTGCCCGGATGGCTGACCGGGTGGATCAACGGCATGGACGAGATCACGGTGGCGGCCCTGTGGGAGGGCAGCAAGGCCTATGTCAAAAACCACGCGGCGGAATTCGAGGGAGCGGGCGAGACCGGCAGCCCGGCATACTGGGAGGCCGTGAACCGCACCTACCAGAAGGTGATCGAGCAGACCCAGCCGAACTACACCGTGATGCAGCGGGCAGGCATCCAGCGCAACCCGGACGAGATGGTAAAGACATTTACGATGTTCACGACCCAGCGCTTCCAGAATGCGGGCATCCTGATCGACGCGGTGGGCGACTGGAAAGCGCAGGCGGCGCGGTACAAGGCGGACGCCAGCGACGCGAACAAGGCAGAGCTGCAGCGGGCGACAAAGCAGCGGGACCGGGCCATCCTGAGCCAGGCGGCGCAGGTGGCGGTGTTTGCCATGATGAAGATCGGCGCGGACTTCCTGCTGCACCGGTGGGACAGGGAGCAGGACGAGAACGGCGACGTGACCCTGAAGAGCATGGTGAGCCGCTTTTTCTCGCTGTCCACCGAGAGCACGATGGGCAACTTCCTGTTTGGCAGCGAGCTGTACAGCCTGATCGACAACGCCATCGAGGGCAAGGATTACGACGTGATCAGCGCCACGAACATCAGCGCGGTAAACGACATGGCGTCGGATGTGGTGAAGTTTACGGCGGAGCTGAAGAAGGACACCAGCGAGATGGACGAGGCGGAGCTGGAAAAGCACCACAAGAAGCTGATGGAGAAGGGCATGGCCCTGATCGAAAACGGCTTTGAGATCGTGGGGGTGCCCTACGGCAACGGCCGGAAGATGGTGGACGCAGTGCACGGGTACTGGGACGATGCGCAGAACGTGGCGCAGGGCGGAAAATTTAGCTTCAACAGCCTGCCGGAGAGCGCGACCGGGCAGTATGACCGGCTGTACAATGCCTATGCCAGCGGCGACGCGGACGAGGCACAGGCGGCGGTGGAGAAACTGGTGGCCATGGGCAAGGAGGGCGAGATCTACAAGCAGCTGAAGACCCGGCTGAAGAAGTACGACGCCGACACCCGGGCGGCGGCAAAGGCACAGATGGAAGGGAACGAAGCCGAGCGGTACCGGCTGGAGACGGAGACCATCGAAGCGCTGTACGACGTGCTGGGCATCCGGAAGAATGTGAAGGAGGACGCGCCGAAGCGGGAAGCTGTGATCGACTGCGTGACCGGGGCCGTGAATGCACTGGAGACCGAGATGCTGAAGGGCGACGCGGGCGACATGTACGCGGACCTGAGCGAGGCGGTGGACAGCCGGAAGGCGCAGGACGTGCAGGCCGAGTACGACCGGCTGGTGAAGGCCGGGCGGACGCCGAGCAGCGTGAAGAGCAAGCTGACCGAGCTGGCAAAGCCGGAGTATCTGGCGGGCAGCGATGCGGACAAGCAGCAGCTGGCCGACGTGCTGCTGGCCCTGACCGACACGGACGGGAAGGCCCTGTACACGGAAAAGACCTTTGCACAGTGGGAAAAAGCGGAGGAGAAGGCGGCACAGGCAGAACCGGAAGAGGACCCGTATGCACTGCTGCGGTGACGACCAGATGCCAACCAAGTGCCAACCAAGTGGCAGCCAAGTGGCAGCCATCCGGTGACGCTTTGTCACCAATAGAAAGCACCCCGGCGGGCAAGACCTGCCGGGGTGCTTTTGTAAAAGTACACGGTTTTTTGCGGGGCAGCGGGACGGTAGACTGGGAGAAAAACGGAAGGAGGAAAAGACCATGCAGGTAAGGATCGTGGAAAAGCGATTCGGCGGGGTGGAGTTTGCCCCGGAGATGAAGGTGCTGCACCTGGGCGGGCAGAGCAGCGCGAACGTAGAGCGGCTGGAATTCACCCTGCCGGAGAGCTGGCAGGGCAAGAGCGTGACGCTGCACATCCAGCGGCAGGAAGGCACCCTGCCTGCCCCCATTTTGCTGGACGAAGCGCACAGCTGTGCGGTGGGCAAGGAGTTTACCGCGTCGAGCTGCGGCAGCTGGATGCTGCTGGCCCTGGGCGAGGACGGCTTCCGGGCGCTGACACGGCCGGCAAAATACGACTGCTACGAGACGCTTGCCACCGACGGCGACGCGGAGATCAGCCCGACGCAGTACGAGACCTTTGTGGCGCGGGTGCTGGCGTACTCGAACAGTGCGGCGACCAGCGCGCAGGAAGCGCGGAACAGCGCAGGTGCGGCCGCGAAGGATGCGAAGAGAGCCGAGGCAGCACGGACAGAAGCGGTGACGGCGGCCGGACAGGCCGGGGCGGCACAGAAAGCGGCAGAAAGAGGCGCAGCCCGGGCCGAGGAGGCAGCCGAGCGGGCGGATAAAACGGCACCGGCGGACGGACCGGTGAAGAGCGTGAACGGCCAGGGCGGCGTGGTGACCCTGACGGCGGCGGACGTGGGTGCGCTGGAAGCGGGCAGTGCGGACTATGTGGAGCGCATCGAGCTGAACGGGCAGGTGATGACCCTGACCATGGGCGACGGCAGCACACGGACGCTGCAGACCAAGGACACCACGGCACTGGATGTGATGACCGGCGTGCTGGGCGTGGAACACGGAGGAACCGGAAAGGACACAGCCCTGACGGCGGCGGATGTGGGTGCCTACGGCAAGAACGAGACCTACGAAAAGACGGAGGTGTACAGCCGGGAGGAGACCTACTCGAAAACGGAAGTGTACAACCAGAAAGAGGCCGACGCCAAATTCGGCACGCCTTACAGCCTGCCGCCCGCTACGGCAGACCAGCTGGGCGGCGTGAAAGTGGGCGAAGCGCTGGACATCGCCCCGGACGGCACCCTCAGCGCCAAAACGCTCAATGACAAGATCGCTGCCGCCGTGGCGGTAAAGTCGGAGCCCCGGCTGG